ATGGCAGGCGCACAAATGGGGAAACACGAGAAAAGGTTATTGGCGTATAAGCGGAAGCCCGATTTTACAACGAGCATTGAACAGCTCCTTACTAAAGAGAGAGGGGGACCTATCTCTAATCGAGTTAAGCACCCTTCCAACTGTATTATTCTGATGTGCCGCCGTATACGGAACCGTACGTATCCCCGCCATCGTCAACCCATATGGACAATAATACGTCTCTTTCAGTAATAACATTCGTGGTCACAGCTGTCTTAAATAATTACCATCCAATTTAAACCTTCGCTTGTTCATAACTACATAATTCCTAATGGGAACATCAGTCAATACAGTAAGTGCTATTTTTCTTTCATTAAACTTAATGGGAATCCATTCTGACGACATACCATTCTCAAAGACAATTTTAACGCTATCTATCGTCTCATATTCCCCTTTACACATTCCAATCATTGGGAGACATTTTATAGTATCATTATTAACTACCACAAAAGCATCCGTCAGGAGTTCATGTTTGATATTTTCTACAACCGCAATATCAAAACTATCAACGAATTTTCTATTTTCTCCATTACTTATTTGAGCAGGAATATTATTCATTTGAAATGTACTTTCCAATATTAACAGGCCTTCTGATATTTTCCATGAACCCTCACTTATTTGATGAGTGCCAATAGTATTTACACTATAAGAAAAAGTATTATCCTTTTTCAAGATTAAGCTTACAAGGCCATAACTGTCTTTGGCTGAATAATTGAACTTAAGGGAAATACCTTTCATCCTGTCATTTTTAGTAATGCGTTCCTTTTTAAATGTTTGGCAATTACCACAAATTGAAAGGAAAACTATAATAGCAACTATGAAAAATACTTTCATATATAATAAATAGTATTACTTCCGTGAAATGGTTTATTAATATCAATAACATTTGCATCCTGGTAGCCCATATATTTTAATCCGGATTCGGTTACCGCTGCGTTATGTGCGTCATTGTAGATACTATTAGTGGAACCTTCTGAGCCAGCGCCTACCCCCACTTTGCAAAGATAATTTGTCTGCCTTTGCAATCTATTCTGTAAAAAGAAGGATCGATATGATCAAATATATTTTGCAGCCCGCACTTAGGAGATAGTGATTTCATAATATAGTATTCAGACATTGTTAGCTATCCCTTTGAAACTTTAGTAATCATGGTTTCCTCAAAGTTAATACCGCTGCCATCTTCAAGGTAATAATTACTTAATTTTTCCTGAAGAAATTTTGTATTACAACTAAAATGTTTTGTAGTAATCCACTTTTTACCATTAAATCTAAGTGTATTAACATTAGCTGTATTATTGGTTCCCTTGTAAATTATTAGATCAGTAAAAATAATTGCTGAAGCCATTGATTTTATTTCAATAATAAACACATCTTCTTTTGAAGATTGAATATTTTGGAAATGATCTTTTAATAACAAGTACCTTAGCGACATTGTATCGATAGCTGAGGATTCTTCTTCCGGAGTAACGGCATTAATTCTGTTTATGTAGGTGTTCTTTTTTAGGGAGTCAGTAGTATTGTTTGCTCGTTGCTTCAGAGATTGAACTGTGATCTTTCTCCAATTCAAATAGAATCTATCTAAAGACTTAATCCGGTTTGATAGATTAATATTCGATGTGAGTAGCAAAAAATAGAATATATATTGAGTCATTGATTTTAAGTTTTGTTTTATGGTAATGGTGGTACATCTCTAAATATAATGTTTTGTTCTTCTCTTATTTTCTTTTCTTTTTGTCTTGCTTCATATTCTGATTTCTACCTCATGCAGGCTATCTTTCTAATCGCTCACCGTAAGCAAGTAGAACAGGAAATACAAACTTTAGCTACTGCTGCTGAATATGCCAATAAGGTAAAGCTATTAACAACTATACCCGCAATAGGAATACTAACAGCAATGACCTTTCTGACTGAGATAGGAAGCTTTTGGCGATTCAGGAATACAGACCATCTTTCCAGCTATTGCGTACTCACGCCCGATTGCAGAAACAGTGGGCAAACCGAACGTATTATTGGTATTACCAGGCGCGGTAATGCCGTCCTTAAAACAATACTAATAGAATGTTCCTAGACGGCTATCAGAAAAGATCCGGCATTACTAATCTATTACAAAAAGCTCTTGCTAGGAATGAATGGGAATAACGCGATAGTGAAAGTAGCCAGGAAATTACTAAATCGTATAGCTACGTAATCCGCGAGCAACAACCTTATGTATTAGGAGTTGTTGACTGATTGTAAAAACCGGTGGAGGCGCTGTTGCCGCACCATCCCCCCTTCCCCCTGCCGGCAGGGTTCCAAGCAATGTTCGCAGGTGGCTGTGTACAATTAGTTCTTATATAAAACTTCTGGTTGCCAATCAATGCAGGAGGCCGTATGTGGCTTAGCAATAGGACCACTCTTTTGAGTTTGCATGTGGCACCTATAGAAAATAATACACGAAATTGCAGCTTGCAGGGCAATGTCTGCTTAGAGAAGATTGTTTTTATAGGAATAACAAAGGCCGGTTCATAAGAACCAGCCCTTATAGATTTTTTTTATTCTTTTTTATCTCGAGACTTGTTTTTCAACATAGAAGACAGCCTCTTTTTTGTGTTTAGAACGAATTTGCCAGTCATGGTTTTAATGGTTTTGAATGTAAAAAGTCCGTGGGGGGAAGCTCTTTCTTCACACTAAATAAGAAGCTTTCATATGTAGAATCTGAGAGGTTGTGATTTCTTTAAAACACCCATTATCTATAATGTGTAACTTTCAAAATTTTACAGTCCTTCTTTTGGATCTCAATATATGCTGTCCCTCCTTTTGAATTACTATTTAATGTTCCTCTGACTACCCATATGGTTGAATCTTTTAAAGTAGCAATAAACGGCTTTTCTTTGTAGATTTTTTCTCCATAAATAGGCAACCATATTGCTTCCGCTATTTTTATAGCGGTACTTTGATCTGGCACCAGATTAAAATCTACACTTCCTGACTGGCCGATTTTAGAATAAACCTTATAGGTCATTACTAATATTATAACTATAGCTAAAGATAATTTTCTCATTTAATTACCAATTTTTATTATTAAGACTCTGTTTGGATTTGCTGGTGGTTTGTTTTCCTTTTGCTGTGAAGGAGTAACTTTTGGTTTGGGATCTACAGGTTGGACTTTGGGTTCACAACTTGGCCCAGAAGGATCGCGTGGATCACTTGGCATATTAGTACTGATTAACTTCGTATCATTTCTCGCAGTAAGGTCTTCAAGTGGAGCATTAGGATCATATTTGAGTAACATTCCATTAGGAGTTGCTACATAGCCTATTATGCCTTTAGACATGTTATCCGCTTTATCCGCGTCTGAAAATTCATTACTATCATAATTTTTATCATATGCTCCATGCGTATGTGCATCTGCTTCCACTGTGCTGCCATCTGGAATACTAGCATCTTCAGGACTTACAGTTCCCTCATCACCCACAACTGGTTCTCCATAAGAGTATATTTTTGTTCCGTCTTTTTGTTCCATTGAATAAATTCTTGTACCATATTCTTCATTAAATTCTATTGATAGTTCATTATAAATTTTACCAAAATCTTTTGCGGCCTCATCCATTGTTTTGAATGGATCACCTGGGCCTGCCATCATACCATCATAGTCTACAAATCTTACTGGATTATCAAAAGCATAATTATAAGGCGACCATCTTCTCATTTTTTCTGACAAAGGATCTAAAACCATCCATCTACAAATTTGCGGGTCTTGCATCCTGGCGCCATAATCATACCATTCAAGGCCAGACTTATCACTAAACTCTCCACTCTGCAATTCCTTTCCATTATATTTCATCCTGTTCTCTGCATATTTTGCTCCCTTAATAGCAGCTGAACTAATCCCCGCCATTGTCAAACCATAAGGATAATAATGCGTTTCTTCCAACAAAGGTCCACTGTTATGAGATATAACAAGGTTATCAAAGTACACATTCTCCCCACTCTCATTACTCGTATAAATATAAAGAAATCCTGTCTTTTTAATAGAGAACTTATTAACTGATAAGGTCTGCAATTCATCCGGACTACCCTGTACCTGCTTTACTCCACTATTCTCATCCACCATATTAAACATGTCATCAAAAAGAACATAGTTCAGATAGGCTTTGGGTTTATCAGATAAGTTCTCATCCGCGTCTTTACTTTTTAGTTCATCATAATTAGCTGCAGAAAATGAGGCATTCAATGAAGAACTGGTATTTACTACCCCATGTGCTCCATCAGAAATGGTTGAACCACTAAGAGCCTGTACCAATGCCGCAATAATACTCTCACTATTCGTACTTGAGGTATTGGTACCAATGCTTTTATAAAAGGCTTTTACTCCCAATTGGATGGTATCACCTGCCATTACCCTCAAAACGATTGACGGACCTACCTTCTGACCATTTACCGCATTGAGTTTTGCTACAAACGCATTTGGATCAGTTGTGGGATCTGCAGGATAACCAGACGGAACACTATCACGGGTATCGTCAATATTTGCGAATATGGCATTCTCATAAGCACTTTTAGCCGTTTCCATGGTGGCCGCATAAACACTGGTATCGGTTTGCATACCTAATACGATACGGGTATTTCCTAAATGGTCTTTTTCAAAATAATCCCAGGCATATCTTACAGCTTTTCCTGAATCATAAACCGGACGAATCCTACCTTCTTCATGTGATATAAATTGTAATGTATCTCTTTTGTAGACGAACATTCCATCATAATCAGAAACTGTCGTATCAGCAGGTGTAACGGAGATATCAATCACCGTTTTCTTCATTTTGACTCCGGTAGCATTGTATTGATATGTGATTGTTCCTTTGCTCGTAACGGTGATCTGTTCCGGTAAGTTCAAATAATTGTAGGTAATTGTACTTATACCTTTATTCAGGTCCTGAGTCAGATTCCCATTCCCATCATAAGCATAATCATTTTTTGTGCTATCACCTCCATTGTTAAAATCTCCCAATTTGGCAGCCGAAGTATTGTAATTATCTTTCACTGCCAATAATTTATTACTATTGCTCTGGTAGGTATAGGTTAATTCATCGATTGTACTGCTGGATGTACCTATAAGGCCCTGCTCTTTTAAATTACTGATATTCCCATTTGCATCATAGGTGATATTATTAACTGTATAATCTGTTTTGTCAACTTCCCAATCAGCGCCGACTGTTTTTTGTTCATTAAATGTAGCTTTTGTGAGACGATTGATTGGGTCATATGTATATCCATATGCACGCGGGATACCGTTTGAACGGGATTTCCATTTAGTACCTGCTATGTTACCATCGTACTGGTTTATGTCAAAGCCATTGTCAAAATTGATTTCTTCGCCAAACCAGTTGTCAGTACTTGTAGAATTGACAAATGCTTTATTGATCCCCTGTAACCAACCCCGGATATTATAGGTGTATGAAAGTGCATCCAGTTGCGCATCGGTACCTGTTACTCCTAATCTTTTTTGCTGGAGTTGGCCAAGTTCATTATAAGTATTGACGAATAATGTATTGTCTAATGCTGTACTGTCGTTCAGCCTTTTAAATGTATTGATCAGGTGACCAGCAGCATCATACTTCATCATACTTAATAACGTGGTCTGAGGAGTGGCTGTGCTTGAAGGATTCGTATGACTGAGATAACTACTTAAAACGACTCCATTAAAGTTATACAGAGAACTTTGAATGTCCTTACCACCAACATTATTGTCGGCAAGTGCCTGAATCGCACGTCCTTCGCCATCATAATAAGTAGTTGTCATCAACCATGTATCAGTACCGATCACCCTGATTTTACTTCCGGTGGGAAGAGTGTTAACATTTGTATTATAAGATGTAATGGCCTGACTATAAGGATTATCACCAGGTTCTAATTTTGATAAATGGCTGCTAACAAAGCTCAATACACCACTATAATTGTAATTATCATAGTATGTGTATGTCAATGGTGTAAGTACGGATGAAGAGATAACCGGAACGGGATTGGATGATACGACACTGGTAATGCCATCATTAATGACGATGGCTTCTACTTCAGCATTATCAGGAGTAGTGAATCCTGGATCAAAGGTAATGGAGTTGGTCGCCTGGTATGGAGTGTCTGCACTGTTATAAGAGGTCACTACCAGGTCTGCAGTCAATGAAGATAAATTGATGACCGAAGTGTCATCTAAATTGGTGGTGATACTACATTGTAAGTTTTCTCTAGTCGAAGCAGTTGTATAGATGGCTGTTTCGTAAGGACGATTCAGCCCATCGTAGAATGTTGTAAACCATTCAGGCGTGGATTTTTGCCTTTGTATGGAATCTTGCGTGAAGACAAGTCTGTTTCGGCTATCATACGCCATATATATAGGACCAGCGCCGGGTATTTTCTTTGAGATCATACGACCACGGCCATCGAATTGATATTGGTAGCAGAGCTCATCAGCTATGGTCTGAGAGATAGTCCATGTTGACATAATATTTTGCACTGCCAAGGGAGGAATGACGAAACGGAGATTATTCATGTCGTCATAAACATAATATGTGCATAACCAGCCAACATGTGCGTTTTCAGGAGTATCTGCCAACTGTACTTTTTTCAGAATAACATGATCTTCTTTGTCTTTATATTCAATAGTTTGGTGACCGGCTTCATTGACGATGCTACTTTTTGTTAACTGACCGGCAGCATAAATACCTGAAGTGACAGGTATCACTGCTGAACCTGTACCATAAGTGGTATTGACAGAGCAGGTGGTGCTACTAATTGCAATTTTCCAGATGCGGACAGAATCTGCAAGGGTATTATAATAGTATTGCATCTCTATGGGATGATTCCCTCCGGTTTTGGCCCAACTATCACCGGGCGCCCATGTTTTGAGTATGCGGTTTAAGGGGGAGGCTTCATACTCAGTTTGGCTATAGTAAACATGTTCATCTGCAATACCAGGATTTAGACTCACATCCTGGTAGAAGGATGCCTGTGCAGCAAATGGATCCGATTTGATCTTTCCATTTTGTTCCTGTACAAATGGTAGATATTGATATTGTTGTCTTCCAAGTGAATCATATACAAACGCAGTGACCATATCATTTCCATTAGGGCTAATCCTTCTTTCTACTGTTTGTAAAGGACGCCCGAACCCATCCAGGTATTGAGTAGTTAATTTAACATCTGCCGTAGATCTGCTGGAATCAAATACAAGATTCTCGTCTGAGGTAATCATAGCAGGTATCCATGTCCGAATGGAGCTGTAAGCAGTTTTCGTGTATGCCGCAGGCAGGGTAACAGGTGTTGCTGCTGTACGCTGGGCAGTGACCGGCACCTGTGCACTGCCGGGAAGAATTAATCCCAGCAGGCAAAAGGAAGTAATATATATAAATAACAGTCTGTTCATAGGTTTAATTTTTCCAGATGAGGATCAGGATAGGTGCAGAATTACCGGTAAAAGTGATGGTAGAACCAGATGATACCGTTTTCTGTGTACCATTCACATCAGCAGTCATAGAAATACCAGAGCCAATCGGCGCAATGGAGATGGTAAAGGTTTTACCACTGGTGATGGCAGCATAGTATGGCCATTCTGTAATAGCGGTGGTCTTTACTTCTGCTGTACTGGTACTGGTATTGGTGGCTGTAATGCTAAGCGTACCCGGGTTTGTGCCACCTTTCTTTACCACAATGGCGAAATTCTTGCCTGAAGGGAAACAATAACCATTGGTATTCGCATATGTTTGTCCATTGTTTGTTGCATCCACATTGGCCAGTGAATCCACATATTCCTGTGATACGGTAGAGGTATATTTACCTGCAGCCACTGTATAAGTCACATAAGATCCTGTGGAATCTTTGGTACAGCTGTTTTTCTGAACTGATTTACTGATGGCTGTATTACTATAAGTAATGGTACCGGATGATGAAAGGACAATATTTAATGTAGGTCCTAACAACCATGATTGACTACCGCCCGGACTAACAGCTTTTTCTGTACCATTCACAGTAGCATAAAGGTAATTCCGGGCAGTAATAGTAATGGTATAAGTAGCATCACTGGCTATTCTGTAGCACGTTGCCAGCTGAGCATCTGTTGGATCGGTAAACGACTGGTTGTAAACGCTTGCACCTGTGCTGGAATTGACAATGGAGACATTAAAAGTGCCTAAATTGCTACTACCTGATTTCTTACTCAGGATCAGGTTACAAGTTAAACACTGGCCATTTGTATTTGCATTGCTTTGTGCATTTGCATTGGCATATCGCAGTGCTGCAATATTTGCTGAATCTTTGCTAATGAGTGAAGAATCATGACGGGCAGCTACGGTGAGTGTGACATCTGTACCTACATATCCTGTGGAACAGGCGGTTGTTGCTGTGGCTGATTGTGCATCACTATAATAATAGCAAAGGCCATTCGTATTAGCATAAGTTTGGCCGCTATCAGACACCTGTTGTTTTGCCAGTGTATTTGCAGCGGCAAGGCTTACTGTAGATGAATAAGTTCCTGCTGCGACTGTATAGGTCACCGCTGTACCTTCTGCTGAGGAGGACGTACATACTTTCGTGTAGGTACCACTCTGTGCTTCATTAGTCCAGGTACAGCCATTGGCGTTGGCATACAGTTGCCCAAGTGAATCGAGACGTGCTCTGGCTTTGGTATTGGCATCATCCTGGCTTACGGAAGATGTGTCTGTACCTTCTGTTAGAGTGTACACTACTGCTGAACCTACCCCATTGTCAGCACATACTGCGGTGAAGGTATCCGTCATTTGATGGCTCAGGTAATAACTACAATCACCCATTAGATTGGCATATGCCTGACCATTGGCCGCGATGTCTGCAAGCGCTTTACTATTAGCATCAGCTACACTGGTACGGGAACTGTATTTTCCGGCATCAACGGCATAGGTGACGGTCGTGTTGGCACCGCTCACCGCACAGGTTTTAGAGAATTTCTGACTTTGGTAATCGTTGTAGTAGGTGGTACCCTCACATCTGTCTACATCACCTGCATAGTTGTAGCAGTACATCTTCAATATATTCTTATCCTTGTCCCTGATCAGTTTGAGGCGGTTTAAGCCATCGAACTCATAATAGATCGTATGATTACCTTCATCCGTCTTACTGCTCATACCTACAAGTGGCAGGAATGAATAATGATTCATCTGTGAAGCGGCAGGACGCAGACTGACTTCATCAAACCACACAGATCCACTGCTACTATTGTCCAGACGAAGGGTTACATAGGCCACGCCGGAAGGAATGCTGTATTCTTTTTCAAGATATACCCACTTGCCAGTCTGGGAAGTAGATACATTATCTATATAAGTATAGCTGCTGGTTTCGGAGCTGGTCTTCATCAACAGATTGATTGTAGCAGCTGGACCATTGCTATACACCCAGCCGGAATAGCGGAAGGAGGTCGCTGTGGAAAGAGAAATGGTATTCCAGGTGGGATTTACATAAGTGCCACTACCACTGATCAAACCTGCATATCTACCTGTGTGGGAGATGGATGCATCGCGGGTAATACCTGTCCAGCTATCAGCATCTTCAAACCCATCGTACATCACCTGATTCACGGAGGCACCTGCTGTCTGCGCAACGGGGTAAGTGCCGTCTGCCGACCATATATAAGCAGTAGTAATACCCTGATTATCTCTAATCTGGCGTACATTGCCATATTTGCCATAGCTCTGATAAGCCGTCGTGATGGCAGGTAAGCTGTTATCATTACCGAATTGCCAGTTGCTGTCAATTTTTGGTGCGATCAGGCTATCGTTACTTTCCCAGGTATCACTAAACAGCGTGTGTTTGTAACTTAATAAGGTGCCGTTGGTATAGTTCCCCTGCCAGTAAGATTGACGAAGCATGTTTTTAGTCACCATGTGGTCCAGCACACCAGCATTTACATCTGTACTGCTATGTTCACCGGGATAGCGCATTTCTGTGACCAGGGTATCATTTTTACTATTGAGTTTTGTGATTTTTTGAGGATAGTTTTTATCATTATAGGTGTAGTTGACCGTATTAGTGAATACAGTACCATTATCATCGTAGTTATTATCTGTAACAGTTGCCAGATGCCGCCCACCGCTTTTTACCATGTAGACAAATGAACTGTAGTCAGTGTAAGAGTCTACACAATGCTCAGAGGTAGCGTATTCTATGGTAGGGAACACCATGAGGGCAGAGTCCTGACTAAAGTTGAATAGCTCCCAGGTATTGACTGTTTCTTTTATAAGTGAAAAGGAGCTGTCAGTGCTGTTGAATTTATAGTACGAAGTCTTTATTGGCAATTCATCTGAAAGCCCGTTATCAATTCTTTCCTTTCCTCCGAGTGCAGATTGGTTACCGATGGTGACAAAATCATTGGGTATATTGTAAGTAAACATTGTTTTACCATTGGGGCGGGTATTGCTGTATTCATACTTTGTAACATAAGGGTACAATACATTCGCTCCTTGGAAGGTGACAGTAGGATAGGTAGATTGGGCGATATAAGTATATTTGTTACCATCTTCCGTTTTACAACCATTAGAAGATACCGCGACATATCTCCTGGTACCGGTAGTGTAATAGATATTAGTCATCATATCGTCCGCTGAAGTAGGCATATAACCAATACCAGATTCATTTTCCCCATACTTATACACATCTTTCTTCTGCAGGGTATTGTCAGGATTATAACTACTGATTGTTTCTACACGGATTCCACCACCATATTTGTATTTTGTACTATTGTCCGGAACGGCGATTGAGATAGATGCAGTCACCGTAGTAGTGGGCAGATCATTGATCCCCACATATAACTGGTATGTATGACTGGTATCGCAGGTGTAAGTGGCCGTGAGCGTATGAGCTGTCCCGTTAGTACCTGCGTTGAGATAGTTATCGGAATTCCAGCTGGCTACTATTTTGGCAGTGGTGAGGTCTCTCAGCTGTACCTCCTGTGCATAACTCAGCGTTGGATTGGCAGAAGATGCTGAAAAATCTATTGAGATATCCAGCTCGTAATAATACAGGTTATTGTTAGGAGGTCTGACCTGGAATGTCGTTGTGGCACTATCCCAGCCATACAAGACACCTACCTTTGCAGGACCGGCCAGTGTGATGGAAGCTATCGTAGAGTCTTTATTATCCGGCGTTCTCTCATATTTATTCATGGCATAATCGTAAGTGGTATACCCTCCGGTTGGATAGGTTACCTTATTCAGGATGCCTGCCATAATATATGTTTCAGAAGCGGACCTGTCTGCAGTGCCTAACTTCCCAAACTTTTGAATTTCTATCTGAGACGGGAGTTGTTTGGGCATAAGGGTGTATTGTATTACACCATTGTAGAACCCCCACCAATCCTGTGAGCAGGATAATGTATTGGGTAAGGTGATGCTGTTGTAATCGAAGGTATACTTTTCCGGTTGTTCTCCATTCAGGTCCTCGTTGGAAAATGAAAGGAGTTTGAGCCGGTAATCAGTAAAGCTGGGATATGAATTACCTGTGTAAAAATAACTATAGTTAAATGACACCTTTTTAACCCGGTTGTAAGTGCCATTATCATTGCTATATACGACAATGCTGTCCAGCGCATTGCCTGCATAGTCGGCCCTGACGGTATTGGCATAGAACTTCACTTTACCCTGACGGAAAATGATTTCACTGATCTTAGGCACATTATTATAAGAGTAAGAGATGGTTTTGACAACTTCATCTGCTACATAGGAGGCCGCATCATCTGTACCGGATACGTTCTTGCGATATACTTTATTAAAGGTGAGTACGTCGTCGGCAGCTTTATCACCGTTACCAGTGACGGTTGCATAGTTAAATAGCACGCTGTCTGCACCATCATTGGATATGATTTTAGTCAGGTTCCAACCGACGACGTGTGTTTGCAGACCTGAATTATCAGTAGTTGTGTTGAATTTTTGTGTAAAGAAATAGCGGCAACCATCGTCATCTGTGATTACATAGTTATTATCACTGGTATGTGTAATTCTGACAGGTTGATAGGGGGCGGTGACAAAGTTCTTCTGGTCCCTGGAATATAGAAACCGCCCGGATTTACCAGTGAAATTATAATTGAAAAAATCTGGTTGCAGGTCAGGCCTGCTTTCGTAATAGTTTTTTCGTTCATCATAAGTCACCACACTACCAAAGCTGTTAATAGGTGTGGTTTGATTAAACCAACCATAAGTTACTGTCTCATCCTCATCTCCCCTGATCTGGCGCGCAATAGAGCCGCCTGCCATAAGTGACCATCCTAGACCTACCCATGTTGCTTTTTGGCCGACCTTTATGCCGGATGCATGGTAACTGAGTGAAATTGGTACCTTGATCCAGCCGGTATTGATTTCATAAAGCGGGTAAGAAATCTGGGGGACGCCGGTCATCATGCTGACCGGGGTGCTATTGTACTTAAAGAGTTCTGCCTGTTCTGCGGGTAGTGGGATAATGGACGGGGATTGTCCCTTTCCCCAATGACAAATAATTAATAACATCCACAGAGATAAAATCGTCTTAGTACGGATGCGGGTTGTGATATACATAATTGAATACAAAAAATGGCAAAGGGATTACACACCCGTAATAAGGTACAGGTAATGGTTTTGATTCGAACTACAATGCAGTGGAGAAATGGTATGAATTACCTAAATTTAATCAAGCTGTTTTCTAATAAATGTAGAAAAATATGAAAAGGCAATTTTTATGGATGAATACCGAAAAATACGCCTTGAGTATGCGAGTCATGCAGATAGAATAAGTGTGCCATGCTGGTATAGCATTGTTCTCCCTGACTGCCAGACCTTCCACCAAGGGGATGTTAGTGTAGGTTTTGGAATTTTAAAAGCGCCACGGTGAATTCAAGCTTGCAGTGGCACCTGATATGTTTTAAACTTCTCCATTTAATTTTTCCTTGTAAAGGAAGCCTCTTTTATGAATACCTGAAATTGAGTCATTCGATCTTTCCTATTTATAGGAATAAGCTGATTCATAGATAATTCTTCCGATGACTCTTCTATAACAGCCAGCATGAATTCAATAAAAGGGGGGGCGCTTCCGGATTTATCCGCAATACTGAGTGCTTTATAATAGTCCTCCTGTCTTTTTTTACCTCAGATTCAATTGGCAGGAACTCAAAGACCGGATAATGATCTTTGAGAATAATGGTTTGCCAAAAACGTCCAATTCTCCCATTTCCATCTACAAATGGATGGATAAACTCAATTTCTTAATGGAAGACAAAACTTTTAATTAAAAGCAGATCCTCATTATTCTTCAAATAAGCAAATAATTCATTAAGTAATGGTTTTACCATCTGTCCCGGTGGCGCAATAAGAGTAATCTTTGAACCTTTTACAATTCCAACAGCTTTCATTTCATGTCGTAAGAACGAGGATACTTTCTTAAATGCAACAATTTTCGATAAACCAACAGAAGTAAATGTAGGAGATCCTGACCTTAAAGCTGTAACGGCAATAACTTCAAAGAATGATATGCAATTGCTTGCTAACATTCCTAAAACTTATTCAATTGGACAAAAGATAAATTTTAATATTCGCCCGTTACAGGCTGTTGATACTGATAACCAGTTAGTTGTATGAAGGCGTAAAACAGTAAAAAAGTGTTTTTTTGATTTTCAACCCCGAAAATACTAACCAACAATCTATTGACTTTTTAAGGCATAATTTTAATACCATGCCAGCTTTTTGGATAATATGATTTCGCCAATTATGTACGGGACGAAAATCAGGTATTTCCATGAAGACTTCCTTTATTGCGCCAATGCAATGCAAATTTCGTCAAAAAGGATAGATTGAACAGCATTGATTAATTGATTCTATTATCAAATTGCCGGAAAAGTGTAAAACACTACTATGCTAAGGAGGTGAAAAAGAACAGCATCAAAAGAACAGGGTGTGAGAGGGAGTTTGATAATTAAATAGTTACCAAGAGAAACTCGTTATAAAGCATCGAAAAAACCGAATATTCGACCTATTGAGCGGTTAGCATCTAAAAAAAATAAACCGCTGAGAATGAATTCTTCAGCGGTTTAAAAAAGATTCGTTTTTATTTGTTGCCTGACCTGGATTCGAACCAAGACAAACAGAGTCAGAGGACTACGGCTCTGTTTTTGGCTTCTATTCATAAGTTGCTTATAACCGTTTTAGATATAAAAATATTAAATAATTTACCTTACATTTTGCATGGATTGCAAACTTTTTTGGTTACCATGTTTTGTATGCTACTTCGTCAGATTTTGATGGGTTTTGCGTGCATTTAATTTTCTGCAAACCCCTACATTCTTGCATAATTCCCATTTTCCGGCTCCGTTATTTTAGCCGCCTCAGATTTTGTTACCAATTTAACATATCCATAAAAACATACACAAATTCCTAGTTAAATTATTGTAAACTAGTAAAATCACACTTACGTTGTAATTAGTATGCTGCGCAGAAAAACTGCGTAGTTAAAAGTCACCTTTGTAAATGTTTCCCTAATAATTAAAGGTTAACCGATGAAGGATAAAAAAATACGCAAGAAGACGAAGAAGAAAGATACGCCTGTTACATCCCAGCCTTTACAAGATTGGTATTTTTCCTTATCGCGGCTACGGCTTCATCAAAAGTTAAATTCTCCCTCTCAGCCTTAATATTTGCTACCTCAAACAATAATGCCTGAAGTAATGCTCGATCGTCTGGTTGTATGTTCCTAGATGTTGGAGATGGAATGTTATTAAGTTCATTATAGAATTCGGCAGACAGTACATCATATAACTCCTTATCATTACTCTTCTTTGCCCTGGATAAATGCTCTCTACTGTACTTTATTCTTTCTGCAATTTGATTTTGATTAAAACCGGTTACAGTTTTTATTTGATTTATCAAATAAGTAAGGTCTTTTTTAGATTCCATTTAAAAGGGGCATTAGTTTTTAAATAAATGGTAAAATTTAATAAAAATCACATTTAGTGATATTTTGTGTGATAAATGTCACTATATTTGTGATGTAAATGCAAATTTACATATCAATAGTTATAGCGACAACAGTAAAAGTACCAAATAATGTCATACGTAGAATTACGCAACCAAGAAAGGATAGAAGAGATTCGAAAAATACGCCAGTTACTACTTCCAAGATCTGGTGATATGGAGAATATCAAGAAGATCAGTGGTAAAAGCTATCGCGCTGTAATTGACACACTTAATGAAGATCATCCATTATTCTCTCAGGCAGTTATTTTAGCCGCCTGGAAGTATTTAAAAGAAAATGGGAGATTAAAAAATGAAGTTTTCAAGTGATGGCTAGTGATCTGCAAGTTCATGAAAGAGTTGAAAGGCTGCGTGACAGAGTTATTATAATGCAAACCTTTCTCATAGGTGCGCAAGAAGAAGTTACAAGACTTATGAAAGAGCTGGAACCGTTCACGGTTCTGGCGCCCCGAACGGGGAAAGGTAGTAATGCAATATCGAATGATGAGATAGCGAGGATTAATGCGGACAGGTTGAGAAAAATTAAAAACAAAAAGGCTTAGTAGTAATATGATTAAATGCGCTGATTACTTTCAACCGCCATATTTGCCATATAAGCAACTAACAAATAAAATATAAAACGGGGTGTGTGTGCTTGCGAATGCACTTTGCCGGCGGTATACAGTCCGCCGGCTCTCCTCAAACTACACTCAAAATACAATCCCTGACTAATATGGAACCAAATAAGCATTTCCTTTTTGTAAAAGGAGGGGCGTTTGTCGAAAAGCCATACGACCCGCAAACTTCCCTACAGCAAATTACAGGTTATCTAGTAGACGTAAACTTCAAAGAAGGCGATACGGGTAGTTTTTTCACATTACAAATTGTGAATCAAAATAAATTCTACATGCTCTCCATGTTTGCAGGAAGTCGTGTAGGTCGTGCTTTCTTAATGCTTGCACCCTCTTTATCTGCCCCTTATTTAATGACAATAAGTATTGAGGCAAAGGGAGGTAAGGAGTTTTTAACAATCAGCCAAATGGGGCAGCGTATAGAATGGTATAGGGATTTTACCGGGTACGGTAAATACTTGCCAAAAGCCAATACAGAAAAGTTGTCTGTGTTACTGAGTTATGCTAAGGCTAATGTATTGCCTTTAATTCATCAGCAACCTAATCCTTATCCTCGGCATATGATTTATCGGCCGCCAATGAGAAGGAGATTTTTTAGCAATGAAATTATTAATTCTGAAATAACATTAGGATGAATGTTGGGGATATTGTTGTGCTACAACGTGACGTAGTAAATAGTAAAAGGAGAATTGAGGGGGTGGCAGGGGAGGAAGTGACTATTGTTTACATGTCTCTACCCGCACTCATTGTAGTAAACAAACAGGGAAAGCGGTATCCTATCAATCAAACACATTTAGTAAAAACGTAAAGCAATGCCCGCAGAGATGCAAAAACAAAGACGCTATTTATCAATTCAGGACGGTAAAATGATAGAGCGACATGGAGAATTTGAAATGAGATACAGCGTACTTAAAGATGTATGGCTCACTGATATTTCATTTCAGAAAGTCAAAAAGAATGGGCAGGAGATTGGAGAACTTTTATTATTACATCTAATTGACAACGCCGACTATTGGGTTTTAAAAATGTGGGTGAATGATAGTTATGCACGAGCTTTCGGTCAGATGATGCAGCATATAAATTGGGAATTCCCTTTAGCTTTTGCTACGAGCATGAAAATTGAAGCGGGAAAAAAGAAGCATAGTCTTTTTATGTCGCAGAATGGGTTTCCCCTTAAATGGTGTTATACTAAGGGCAATATGCAAGATTGTCCTCCGATAGAATGGATAGAGCAATCAGACGGTAGCATTAAGGCAGACGATTCTTTACAGCAGATGTTTTTTATTATTAAAATAGAGAATTGGCTAATCCCTCTGCTTAGAAGCCATACAGACAGGAATTCGAATCACCCATGCAATTTCAGCAATTCAATTTCCGCTAATAACAAACAAGCTGATTCTGGTGAGATGTGCAGTTCCCCATTTTAATCATACAAAAAAGAAGTGAGAATATGATTTCCCGCAAACTAATTACAATAACTATAAACTCAATTTCGATATCTGCTGGTATTTTGATGATGCTCAAACTATGTGCCATTGGGCCTGTTGCTTCAATGCGTTGGCGGTGGGTCTTAGCTCCCTTTTGGGGGTTTCTTTCAATGGCATATGCCGTAACCATGATGTACATCCTGTTTTTATTCTTACCTGTAGTACCTGCATTCGTGCGCAAATTAAATTTTAAGTTTTGGCGGCGTGACACATCGGCCAAAAAATGGAAAAACATTCTAAACCATAAATAATATATATATGTCTAGGAGAAAAGATTTCCCAATACGGGCGGCAACTTTTTTAAATATACTATTTGAGAAATGCCAACGTGGTCAACCGTTCGTTATGAAAGAAATAGTATCAATGATAGGTATATCAGCCAATGCTCCTACTGTAGCAAAGAGCACTGGACTGGCACGCCGTTTAGATTTTCATGGCGGGAATGGGTATACGTGGATGTGGTTACATGATGGCCCTCCAACCGAAGCAGTAATTAAATCTTTTGTATCGAAGTTGGAAAATTACGGAAGAAAAAATTCTGTTCAACATATTATACCAATGAGTAAGGGCGCTACGCAAGTACATGGCACTTTAGATATTGGCTCTGAATCATTTTTGTCTGACCTAATCCGTTCGCAGGCTGTTAACCAGGTAGGCGGGGAGTTTCCCGAAAATTTTGCTTCTAGATTGGAGGATTTAGAAAAAAAGGTGGATGCAATACATAGCAAACTTCACGCTCCAAAAAAGTCGGGCAGTTTGTTGAAGGCTTTTTTTACTCATTAGTTGCTAATACCTAAACAATGAATATATCAACGGTTTTTCTTACTCGAAATGGCTAAAGGATGCGGTGTAAATAATTGCAATTGGCCACGTTTTGGTGGCGGCTATTGCAAATATCACCAAAATATACGGAAAGATAAAACGCCCCGCAAAATTCGATATTATAGCGAAAAGCGAAGCAAAATCAATCGCTCTGAATATGCTCCCAAGGCGAAGCAATATATAATAGATCATCCTGATTGTAACATAAAGTCAGAGGTTTGTACGGGTGCCAGCCAATGCGTAAACCACATAAAGGGTAAAGCTACGATAGCTTTACTATTGGACTCAAACCATTGGGAAGCCAGTTGTTTCGCTTGTAATAATTGGATAGAGGCAAATCATGCATGGGCAAATGAACGAGGACATAAACTGCCTGATTATTATACAAAATAAATAATGGCTAATTCAAAAGCCGAAAGACTTTTAAGATCCGTTTACAGGTTATTAGACGCTACTAGGGCACCAGATAAAGCTACTTCCAAAGCCTGGCAGGCGCTACGTGATGAAATAGAAGCGTACCTGGTTGATAGCTGGGAGCCTGTTGATTTTTCGACATTTAAAAATAATACGAATGAAATCGATACGATTCGATGCCAAAATAGCAGAGAACAAAATTAGCTCTCGACAATCTTCAATTAAACCAGATATTGAAAGCGAGTTTATAACTGATGGAATAAGATATTATTCAACTACATGTGGGCGATTGTTTGACGCTGATGTTTATGATAAAAACTTCAAAGTTGTTCAGCGGACGGTAAAAAAGAAGGGTTATAAAGGCGAGAACGCTTGTAAGCGCATTGCTGCCATAGCTTGATAGATATATCCTATGTCACCCTATGATATTAATGGCGCAAAATTATGCCTTGCCTAGTCGAGAGCTTGATAACGTTTGACGTAAACCAAACAAATAATGACAAAAGATCCTGCATTCCTTTTTTACTCAAAAGACTGGATTTCTGAGACTTCAGAAATGAAAGCAGATGAGAAGGGAGTATTTGCTGACTTAATTGTTCACCAACACCAAAAAGGTAGCGTACCGGCCGAGCCGGAGCGCTTAGCCTTACTCGTTAGGATGGGGCTGGATGAGTTTTTAAAAATTTGGCAGTCTATATCCTACAAATTTGTCGCAATAGATAATATTGACGTTAGACCATCGGTTAACCGATCGGTTGACCTGCCGCTTGATAAGTCGGTTGGGCGATTGGTTAACCCTTTCTATCATGATGTGTTTAATGAACGTTCAACCAAAGGTCATATTAATAAGATTATTGGAACGTTTGCAAGTATTATAAGGTTGCGTGTTCGCGACGAAAATTTGAAAAAAGAGGTGAAAAAAGTATTCAATCCTAAGGATTTTGAAACTATACCACCTACTCAGCTAACCGAACGGTTAACCAAATGGTTGTATGAACGGTTCCCTATCCTTGTAAATGCAAATGTAAATGCAAATGAAAATGGGAATAAGAATAAAAAAAATGGTGTGGAAGAGACGAACGGTAATGGACATGTTCAAATCGCTGTAATTCCACCATCTGAGGAAGTCGATCAATATGCGCCGGAGATTGTCAACGGGATGGACAGCTTTAATGGTTCTGATTTAGAACTTGCCGAGTATCTCCACCAGTATCCTAAAGAATTGGAGGTGCCGACACCTCAATGGGCATCCGATAACGTTGCCGTAGTGCCGGAAATGATTAGGGTTTTTAAACGTTATCATACCTCTTATGTTGAACAAAAAGAAAAAGATGCGCCTGCATGTCGAAAGATAGCCCAATTGTTGGCTGAAAAGGAAAATGTACGTCTGGATGAAATGAACGCGGTATTTAGGTTAAAAAACGTATGGGAGCCAATTGTAGTGTTTGTCAGACAGCATCCCCATTTTAAGATTTACAATTTGGCCCAAATTGAAAGATACATACAATCAATTCTCACGGCAATGGAGGAAAAAGATAAGCCGGCCTCTAATAACACTGGTGGCGTGAAGGTATCAACATTGCAAAATAACCTACAAGTAGGCCAAGGCGCCCAGGAGATATTAAGGAAGATGCATGACCAACTATAGCCATTATGAAAATATAATAGCACATGACACTAAATGGATAAATGCAAGACACCGGCTATACAACTGCTCCCTAAACCCTGTTTCCTAACGATATGGTGCGGATGACGAAGGAAGTGGAGTGTAAGCGATGAAGACAGCTATTTAAAGCGATAAGGCCATATATGGTCATAAACGAATCGAAAAATAAGAGACAATGTATAGTCCTACAGCAAAAGGATACTTTTCGGGTGCGGGAGGTATGGAAATAGGAATGATGCAAGCAGGGATCAAAATGGTTCAGTCGCTTGACCTTGATAAAGATGCCACCGATTGTATGCTGGCCAATCCTCAATACTTTAACCACAGCGTATTAAATGCAGATATAAAGGATATAACAGTTCGGGCGCAAGAGAGAACAGATATTATTGTTGGAACATACCCTTGCACTAAGTATTCACCCATTGCTGATATCCACGGCACCCGCACAGGTGATGACCTCTATTTGCATTTTTTTCGTCATATGGCAATAGAGCAACCAGAGGTATTTATTATAGAGAATGTACCAGGTATGAGAAAATTCCCTGTCGTAATGGAGGCAATGACGCAGTTACCTAATTATTACATGAACATTTTTTGCCCTGTAGATGCTTGCAATTGGTTGCCACAAAAGCGCAAACGTTTGATTCTTGCAGGAACTAAGAAGCCGTTTATAATGTCAGCTCCTGGGCGCAGTGATAATATTCCAAGAATTGCTGATATACTTGAAAAAGATCCGGTAATTAATATCCCTGATTACGTTGTATCTAGAATAAACGGAGCGTATAGGGATAGGCCAATTATTGTTAATCCGGATGATCCCAATGCTATTGCTCCTACCTGTGTCGCGCATTATGCTAAAGATCTTGGTACAAGGATGGTTGTAGACAGGCGATCTCCATGTGGCTTGCGTCCCTTCACAATCAGAGAATACGCCAGATTGCAAGGATTCCCTGATGATTATTACTTCCCTAACAAAAGCAGCTCTTATCGGCTCATTGGTAATGCCGTAGCTGTAGATATGGGCCGATGGATAGGTGAAGAGATAATAAAATATTTTAATTAAATACAATGACGATACAGGGAGATTTTGTGTTGTCAATAAATCGCACCGGTGCGGAAATGCCGAATCCTTATATTATGCATAGTATTGCCAAAATTGGAGCTGCTGAGACTTCCCTACATCTGGAAAGGATCGAAAAAATTAAGCAGATTAATATTGCGGCGGCTGAACAACTTCCAGATCTGAAAAGGAAATTTATCAATGCAGCACTTACAAAAAAAATCGAAGAGATTGCATCAATTGATGTGCAAAGTGAATTAATCAAAATAATTTTGTCTGCATATACAATAAGTGGACAGAAGGCTGACGATTCTACCGTTGCGGTTAATGCAATAGAGCTACATTCGCGAATTATGGAGGTTTATCCGAAAGCGACGGTAGAGGAAATAAGAACAGCAATCAGAGCGGGAATTTACGACGAATATGGTGAATATTTTGGGCTGAATGTTAAATCATTTATGTTTTTCATTCGTTCTTACTTCACCAGTCAGTCACGAGCGGCAGCTATTGAGGAATGGAATAGAAAACGGGAAGTGTTAAATCAAGAGCAGCAAGATCCAAATGTGATTCGCAGTGATTGCGCACGTTATATTAATAAATTATATCGGTCGTATTGTTCCAATAACTTGGATTTTGACCTAATACCTGCATTCGTTTATGACTTCATTCATCGTGAATGTTCTGAAATTCCCCCACTTGATCAGGGCAGGGCGGCGGTATATTATCATACTAATATTGACCAGGATAAAACTCGAATCGTATCAAAATTAATTAACAACGCATACAGCCGTGACAAAGCGGCAGGAATTCTGCACGTGGCTAAACAGTTCGCAATACAGGATTATTTTAAATTATGCCGGTCACGTAAATGGCCAGTGATTTTTTTTAAAACAGCATTTATTTCGTGAGTACATTTATCCTTGCCAGCTCCTGTACCGTAGAGATGTTATTGCAGTTCGTTTTAAATAGTTCAATGTTTGTGGAGGATGTTGATATAGAACAGGTATCAGATAGCTATTGTAAAATTAATGTGAGATTGACTCCTGTTTTTTATGATAGGATGCGTCAACAGTATGTAATTCGAATGATAAATGAGGTGCATCGCCTATGCCCCTTTTTAGAACATATTGAAGTATTAACCTATCGAGGAAAGAAATTAACATCATGTGAGTAATGTATTTCTGATAATTGGTATTGTTGACGTACAATTGCAGCGCATTCGCACGCACACCGGCCTTAAAAATCCCTTTAATGGAAACTATAAGAATAGATGCACGGCCGGGCATTCGGGTATTAGATGAATTTCGCCGCCAATTGGCTCCAAAGGAGGTAGATCTAGCGCTTTCACGTTCCATAAACCGGGCAATTAGCCAAGGGGTGACCATCGGGCGCAGGAAAATTGCTGCTATCTTCAATATTCCCCAGGCGGACCTTATGCAGGTAATTGTAATAAGTCAAGCAACATCCAGGACGTTAACCGGGAAGATCCTAGCAGATCCGAGGCCGCGCAAATTGACCTCATTTTCTCCAAAATTCGATACTCCGACAAAAAGTATTAGTACCCGTCGCCGCCGTGATAGGCAGAATAGGCGTACTGATGTATCTGTGGTGAGCAGGGATAGGAAGAGAAGGCGTAGAGGTGGAGGTAAGGGTACAAGTGTGGAAGTGTATAAGGGTCAACGTGAGATTATCCCGTATGCGTTCATGGTGCCTAATTTCGTAAAAGTATTTGCCCGCGGGGTGTATAGTGATAAGGGGTTTCAGCTTAGGAGCTATCGGGGAAATGTTGACGGGAAGGATTTGCCAATATCTGATCTGCTCTCTGTATCTCCATACACGGCGGCTGTAAATAGGGAGGCGATGGAGGAAATGAAAGATAAAATCACAGATGCATATCCTGTGTTGTTGCGCAGGGAATTGGAGTACAGGCTTCAGAGGGCTAATAGGAATGCTCAATAGTCTGCCAGGTGGCGGCGCTCAGCCTAGCAAAAAAATAATTGACCTGGTGCCGGGGCCCCACCCCTCAACACGGGGCGGGGTGCCGCGGGTCCTTCCAAAAGGCGCGTCTTGCGGCTTGGCACAGCCGCGAAACTTCAGTAGATAAGCAATTTTTTTTAGTTGTCAACTTAAAATAAAGATTTATGGCAAAGATAGTGCGTAAAAAGGCCGACCAGCAAGGCGGAGGGGTTAATGCGATAAATGCAGAAAAACCCTACAAAACGGTTGACATTTCCGATTTGATTGTGGACGATCGCAATGCAAATAAAGGAACTGATTTAGGGCGGGAATTGCTTAAAAAGTCAGTTAAAAAGCATGGCGTTGGCAGGGGTGTCCTAGTTGATAAAAATTTAAAGCTAATAGGGGGTAACCATACGGTTAAGGAGTTGGTTAAGCAGGGGTATAAGCGTGCTATTGTAATCCCTACTGATGGCGATACCCTGGTGGTTACTCAGCGCATCGATATTGAGAAGGATAGCAAGGAAGGGCATGAACTTGCTATAGCTGACAATAGAGTTAACCAGGCGAATCTGCTATTTGATGCCGAGTTGCTGGGGGATCTGGAAGCTGAGTTTAACCTGGATCTTGGCTGTATGGCTATGGATCTTGACGAGTTATCTGCCGGCATAATGGATGAAGAGGATGAACCGATAAAGAAGCCTAGCAATGCGAAGGCAACCGGATCTGGGGATAATATGGAGGGTGGAAGCGGCGCCGGTACACATGCGCTAATAGTTGCGCTGTCTGATGGCATGCGGGAGCTGCTGGATTCATTTAAAGCGGATCATGATATAGAGCTGGATAGTGAGGCGTTTTACCTGATGTTAAAAATGGTTACTGAGTAATGGCAAGGCCGACGCTGGAAAGAGTATCACAGCGAGAATATGCCCGTAGGCTAGGGGTAAGTAACGAGGCCGTTAGCCGTGCGGTAAAGGAAGGGCGTATCAAAAGAGGTTGGGATGCAAAAGGGAAAAAAATCATTGTACAGCATGCTAATTCGGAGTGGGGTGATGTGCACATTCAGCAAAATGCAAAAAAGATTGTAAGCGCAGCGCCTTCCTCCGCCGCGGATCCGGTTGAGGATGACCAGCCGCCTACTGGTGCTGAAGGTGGAGCCCTAAACAACAATACATCCTATGCGAACGCAAAGAGGATTAAAGAGGTTGCTAGTGCACAGCTAACAATTTTGGAGCTGAGGCAAAAAAAGGGCGAGCTGGTAGATAGGCAGGTGGTTTATAAGAAGCTGCGAGACTATGGGGTATCATTGAGAACGGAGATTATGAATATTCCTAATCTATGTATAGATGATATTATGTCACAGCCAACAAGGGCCGGGGCCGTAATGGTTTTGACTGAAGCACTGCATAAGGTGCTGGATAAGGCCACATCGAAGAAAGTAGATATAGAGTAGTGATTGCCGTAGAGGACTATGTTGAGATTGAGGGGTTTATAGATGGCCTAAGGCCGGAGCCGAGACTAACCGTCACGGAATGGGCTGATGCGCATAGGAAGCTGGATAGTAAGGCAGCAGCAGAGCCGGGGGATTACCGCAGCTCTCGTACCCCATATTGGATAGAGCCGATGAATATGCTCAGCGTAACCTCTCTTATTCGTAAGGTTGTGATCATGAAAGGGGCGCAGGTTGGGGCTACGGAGATCGGGCTGAATTTCATGGGGTACGTTATCGATGTAGCACCTGGGCCATTCCTGGGGGTTATGCCTACTCAGGATACAATGGAGCGTAACAGTAAAGGGCGTATAGCCCCAATGATTGATGCCTCCCCTAACCTTCGCGCTAAAGTAAAGGATAGTAAGAGTAAGAATAGTGGGAATACTATAAATAACAAAGATTTTCCTGGTGGTGTCCTGGCGCTTACTGGTGCAAATTCAGGAGCCGGTTTGAGGTCAATGCCCGCCCGCTATCTTATGTTGGATGAGGTAGACGGTTACCCAATGGATGTAGAGGGAGAGGGCTCCCCGATAGGTCTGGCAGAGCAGCGATCCGCGACATTCCCAAACCGCAAGATCCTGGAATTAAGCACGCCAACAATTCAAGGGCTCAGTATTATAGAATCTGAATTTTTGCAGACTGATCAGCGGTATTATCATATTCCTTGCCCGTTCTGTGGTGGATGTCAAATATTGAAATTCAACCGGTTGAAGTGGACATCTGGTGTGTGGGAGGATGCTGCCTACCAGTGTGAACATTGTGAGGATCTTATACCTGAGAGGTATAAGCCGATTATGCTTGCTGGTGGGGTATGGATAGCTACCGCACCAGAGAAGAGCACCCCGTATACAGTGGGTTATCACTTGTCCGCTTTGTATAGCCCCTACGGGTGGAAGTCCTGGGGCGAGATTGCAGAGCAGTGGGAAAAGGCGCAGGGGGATGATACAAAGCTAAAGCAGTTTTATAATACTGTCCTTGGAGAGACCTGGAAGGAGAGTAGCGATGCCCCTGCCTGGGAGCTGATTAGAAGGCGTGCAGAAGATTATCCACATAATACCCTACGTGCAGGAGTGGCTTTTATTACTGCTGGGGTGGATGTGCAGAAGGATCGCTTGGAAATAGAAATAGTTGGCTGGATGCCTGGGTTTACTTCTCACCAGGTAGATTATCGGGTATTGCTGGGGGATACTGAGAAAAAAGAGGTATGGGCTGAGCTGGATAAGGTTATCAGAGAGGTGTGGGCGCTACCTGATGGTGGGGCGCTGCCTATTCGGATGGTGGCAGTAGATACTGGTTACCTGGCAAGTACGGTATATAAATGGGCTAGGAGACACGGATTTTCTAAAGTGGTGCCAATAAAGGGCCAGGAGAGCCTGCAAAATTACTTCAGCCCTCCCCGTGCTATAGACGTTGTGAAGCATGGTAAAAAGGTGAATAAGCAAAAAGTTTGGCACGTCGGGGTAAACTTCATTAAGCAGGAAATATACGGTAATCTGCGGCAGGAGAAAGATGAGGAAACTGGATCTGTACCGGATGGATATTGCTTTCTGCCTAAAAGAGATTCCCATTATTTCCGCGGCTTAACGGCGGAGGTACAAGAAGTGGTGAGAGATAGGAAGGGATATTTAAAATATATATGGAAGAAGAAATATGAAAGAAATGAGCCGTTAGACTGTAGAGTTTATGCCCGTGCGGCAGCCTCTATTATTGGGGCAGATAGGTGGACAGCTGATCGATGGGAAAGAGAGGCCGGGATGCACGTAGTCGCGCCGGTAGAATTGCCATCAGAGCAGCCATCAGAAGAAGCGCAGCCCGTACAGGTTGCACAGACAATGCCAGCAAAAAGGAAGAAAGAGAAGCGGGCAAAGAGATCATCTTTTTGGAATAGGTAACTTATGGCAGTGATTAACTTTCAGCTGATGCAGAAGCCAGTGGAGCAGCGTATAATAGACGCAGCGTGTATTTATTGGGATCTTGACCCGGATTATTTTGTGTACAAGGGCGATCATGAAGAGCGTAAGCGTAAAGGGCGAACTAAAAATAGTTCATCTGCTTTCGCATACAGGAAGAACATTGTTTATTACCTCATAAAAACTAAAACGGGCTACAGTTATCCGGAGCTGGCAGCAATGTTTAATTATGTGGGGCATCAACCGGTTATTAGGGGAGTAGACACGGTGTCTACATTGAAGGGGATTTATAAACAGATAAAGGACGATATATCAGAAATAGAGAAAATTGCCGATAACTTAGCCGCTTCTTTCGATGTGGTTAGTGTAAACATATCTTTAAAAAACCTTCAGTTATGAGCTTAATTCCCTTTACAGAAAAAAATTACAATGCACTTGTAGAAGCCTATTCACAAGGGGTTTCTGAAATGACATATGGAGATAAAACTATCAAATTTCGTACAAAAGAAGAGATGCGCGGCATTCTAATGGAAATGCAAATAGCGCTAAATAAAAAAGGGCCGAAGAGAAGGCGGCAGATGTTATTTTCAAAGGGGTTGAAATAATGAATATTATTGATAAGGCGATTGCTTTAGTGTCGCCTTCTTTAGCGTTAAAGCGAGTAACGAACCAGGCAAAGCTGCAAATGATGGATAGGCAGGTGAGGCGATGGGAAGGAGCTGCACACGGGCCTAGATTTTCCAGCTTTGGCAATGCCAAAACCGAGAGTGTTAACCAGGCAATTGCAAGAGATCAGCGGAACCTAGTAGCCAGGTCTCAGTATCTTACAAACAATAATCCATATGCCAAAAGAGCGCCGCGGTTGATAGCTAATAATGTTATCGGTACCGGTATTGTTCCAACTTTTGCGGATTTGTCTGGGAAGAAAAAGAATGTCACATCTATATCCGCCGCCTGGTCTGAATGGGCCGGTGGCTTATCCTGCGATTACGATGGGAATTATACCTTTTATGGGCTTCAAAAACTTGCAATGAAAAACATTGTTGTCGATGGTACAGTGTTCATCGTAAGGAAGCGCGTAAAATCTTCAGTTAACCGTTTTGGTATTCAGGTGCTAATGTTAGGTAGCGAGTACCTGGATAGGACTAAGCATACGTATACTGGTGGCATATATTCTAATGATGGATATGATTTTTACGGAATACGATACGATGCAGATAACAAGCGTGTTGGATACTGGATATATGAACGTAACCCGCTGGACGGGAATATTAAAAGCACATTGATCCCAGCTAAGGATATTGTGCACTTGTTTGAGGTTGACCGCCCGCAGCAGTATAACGGGGTGCCATTTGCAGCGTCTACAATATTGACACAGAAGGATGTGGATGATTATGCAGATGCGGAGCTGATGGGGAAAAAGGCTGCCGCATGTATGCCAATATTTGTAACAAACAGCGATCCGGAGGCCAGTGGTGGCGGTGAGGGAGAAGGTGATGAGGATGATGATAGACTGGAAATATTGGAGCCAGGATCCATTAACTACCTGAAGCCAAACGAACAGGTAACTATTGCGCAGCCTCCGCAGAATCCAGGATATAGCGAGTATATGAAAACCAACTACAGGGCTATTGCGGCAGGGTATGGCTGTACATATGAGCAGCTAACGGGAGATTTTAGTAATGTAAATTTTTCATCCGGGCGAATGGGTTGGATAGAGTTTCAGCGAAACGTAGACGACTGGCAGCATATGCTTATAATCCCTAAGTTTTGTGAGCCGATTTTAAAATGGTTCCTGGAAGCCTGTGAGATTGTCCTGGGAATAAAGCCAGGTACTGTAATTGCGACCTGGACACCACCACGCCGGGAAATGATAGATCCGGTGAAGGAGACTAACGCACTGCGTGCACAATCACGAGCTGGGTTTAAGTCCTGGCAAGAGATTGTAAGGAGCCAGGGGGATGATCCGGAGGTAGTATTTAGGCAGATGGAGGAAGATTATAAGCGCTTTATAGCTGCTAATATGACCCCTGAGTGGTCGCCTTATTTTTTACAAAAAATGATGATGGAGAACAGTGGGAAGGCAAGCCAGGCCAATATGCCAACAACGGACAGAGAAGCAGCATAAATATAAGGCAAAAAGTATTGTAATAGATGGTATAACCTTTCCCTCAACCAAAGAGGGGAAGCGTTATACCGTCCTTAAATTACTACAGCATGCCGGAGATATAACTGATTTAAAGCTACAACCATCTTTCCCGATAGTAGTAGGCGGGGTAAAGGTGTGCACATATAAGGCCGATTTCTCGTATTACGACCGTTTTGGCGGCTTTATAGTTGAAGATGTAAAAGGTGTTCGAACGCCTGTATATAACCTGAAAAAGAAGCTCGTTTTAGCCATTTACGGCATTTCTATAAAAGAGACATGAATATTATTATCTGTTTATAAAGTTGTTGACCTCAGCGGCATTTTTGCCGCATGACAATCCGCAATCAAAAACAAACAGAAAAGTTTTACACGCGGGCGCTTGTCGATACATCCAGTGTCAGAGAGGATGAATCAGGGGGCCGGTTCTTCGATGTGGTGTTTGCCACCGAAACGCCTGTATTCCGTCGCGGATGGGATGAAAATTTCAATGAGATCCTTTTGTGTGATCCGCAAAATATGCGGTTAGATAGGCTCAATGAAAAGGCAGTTCCATTGCTGGATAATCATAACCGATATGCTGGGGCATTGGGGCAATATGGTTCTGTTGTGTCTTATGAAATTAAGGACAGAGAGTGCCGGGCAACCATACAATTCAGTACACGGGATGATTTGGCTGGTTTATGGGGAGACATTAAGGCGGGGATTGTAAAATCTATCTCCGCAGGGTATAATGTCTACCGGTACCTCCGTGAAACAACTGGCGAAGATAAAGCTATCCCTAATTACCGGGCTGCCGATTGGGAGCCTATGGAGATCTCCCTGGCACCAGTTCCCGCAGATTTCAGAAGTAAAGTAAGGGCCGACGAAGAAGGCCACAGTATTCAAATTGACAATTATTCACCTGTACAAAACAACACCCGATCTATGAAAGAAGGTACGACAATCGTAACCACAGACACACCGCCAGCTGTTGAAGGGGCAAATAGATCTACAACCCCTGCCGATAATTCTGCGCAGGTGCGTGTTGATGAAAGGGCGAGGATCGTGGCTATTAATAGCGCTGTGAGAGCTGCGGGGCTGCCTGCGGATTTCGCACAGTCTTATATCGACAATGGCAGCTCCGCTGATGTTGCCCGTGCTGCTGTACTGGATGAGCTCGCGCGTACATCTGCACCGGTTGTTGGCGGCCCTGCTGCCTCCGCCCGTGGCGATGAAAGAGAGAATGAGCGTAGGCATATGGTAGATGGCCTTATGCATCGTGCAGAGAGTGGATCCGTTGGCCAGTTAACAGAAAAAGCACGCGATTACCAGCATATGCCTATGCTTACAATTGCGCGTCATTTGCTGGCGGCAAACGGCGAATCTAGGGCGTACCGTTATTCCAATGATGAGGCGCTTACTCGTGCATTCGCAACTACTGATTTCCCTAATCTGTTGGGAGATACAACCCAGCGCAGCCTGCGTTATTTCTATGATAAACTCCCGTTTATTTGGAAAAAATTGGCATCTGCAAAATCTGCAAATGATTTTAGAACTATCACGGGTATTGCGGTGGATACCTCAGTGGATTTTGAAGAGATCCCACAAAACGGCAAGTTCAAAGAAGGCGCGATTATCCTGGATGATAAGGCGACAAGCAAGTTGAAAACATACGGTAAGTCTATCAGTATTGGCCGCCAGGCAATACTCAATGATGACTTACAGGTATTTAGGGAGATCCCTAAAACGATTGCGCAGGGTGCCGCTCGGATGCAGTCTAAAAAGTTTTGGGATCTGGTTATTAACAACGGCAAGGCTCCGGATGGTAAGGCCCTTTTCCATGCTGATCACGGCAACCTGGCAAGCGGTGTGGGCAAGGTTGGACATGTTTCTAATGCGCTCCTGAGTAACGCTCGCACCGCGATGTTTAGGCAAACTACTCCTACAGGTGAGCCTATGGCTGTATCCGCAAAATATCTTATTGTTCCACAGGAGCAGCTGACAGATGCGCAAAATTTACTGGCTCCTGTGTTAGCAGCGGAAGCAGCACAGCGTAATACGTTCGCCGGTACTTTTGAGCCGCTGGTAGATCCTTACATGACTGATCCGGATATGTGGTTTATGGCCGCAGATCCCGCAGATGTTGAGGGTATTATTTATACCTACCTGAGTGGTCAGGAGGGGCTGAATGTAAATAGCTATACTGATCAGGATAGCCTGGCGGTTAAAACCAATGCATTCATCGATTTTGATTGTGCTATTTGGGGGTACCGTGGTTGGTTCAAAAACCCTGGCAAGTAATAGCGGAAACAGATTTTTTATAACCAGGCCCGCGGGATTACTGCGGGCCAACTATAAATAAGCATAATGAAGAATTACAGGCAAAGCGCTGATAGTATTCGGATCCTGGCAACGGCTGACGTAGTCGGTGGCACCTTGCAGGTTATTAATTCCCTGATCGGTGTTGCAGAGAGTAGCGTGGCGAATGGTGAATATTACACACTGGAGCTAAAGGGTGTATTTTCTGACCTGGTAAAGAAAACCGGTGAGGCATGGGATATTGGTAACCCTGTTTATTGGGATGGCACGCAGTTGACTACCACGGCAAGTACTAACAAGCTGGTAGGTATCGCTACTGAGGCTGCGCTATCTGCTGACACCGTAGGCACTGTTTTGATTAAATAATATTTATCCCTATACCTACTGCTATGGGCTTCTTTGACGCTTTCCAGACTACCGCATTTAACATTATAACTAACACATTTGGCGTAACCGCAACCTGGGTACCAGCGTTGGGAAGAGAGCCATTTACCGCTGAGGTTTTATATAAGGATCCGACCGAAAAGCAAACACTTATCGATTCAGATTTTGATATAGAGAGTTGTTTGATGGAGTATAAAATGGGGGATCTGCCTGGCTTCAAAGAGGCCGTAAATAGCGGGGGAACGATTCAGACTGTTACTATCCAGGATGGAGACAATGCACCTGTTGAGTATTGGGCCAAAGAGGTTACTAGCAAGTATGATGGGAAAACACTAATTGCAAAGATCGCGCGTAAAAATGGATTACGGAGTAGCTGAAGAGGAAATTGCGACCTTTCTAAATTCCCGGTTCGCTGATTATGGTGCCGAGGGGCGGTGTATTGCGGCTCCAATGCCTGATAATGATGCGGAAATGAGCGAGTTTAATAACCGCCTGGATATGGGGAGAGTTGCCGTCCAGTATATTGATAGCAACTACGAGCCTGATAAGGGTCTGGATGCGGCTAGGGTTGAAGAGCGGGTAAGGTTTCGCCTGGCATTCGTCTCAACGAGGTTGCGTAAAGAATACGGAGTGTACTGGCTAATGGCTTTCGCTAAAAAACACTTAACAGGGTTTAAGCCATCAGATGCGGATAGACTCACTGTTACAAAGTATGAGCCAGTTTCATTTGACCAAAATAACATCCAGCACTCACTTGAATTTGAGTGTAGGACGATGATAAGCGACTACATCGAGAGCACGCCGGATTGGGAAAAGCCAATAGGCGGGCCAATAACCTCAGTCGGTTTCGTCGAAGAGTTTGGCGAAGTCGCCTAATAGCCCGCCTGGGCAGATATAATATAATTTCCTATACCTAAAATGGCGTTTTTACATGGCATAGAGACTATAGAGGTTTCTGATGGTGTCGTTACTGTCAATGAGGTGGTAACCTCAGTGATCGGCCTGGTTGGTATTGCGCCAGGTGGCCCAAAAAATACGCTTACTATGGTCAGGACTGATGCGGATGCCGCGCAGTTTGGTAAGCGTCTCCCAGGGTTTAATATCCCGCATGCCCTTAGTCATATCAGACAGCAGGGATCTGGTACTATCCTGGTAGTAAATGTCTTTGATGAAGATCTACACACCGAAGAGGTGGAGGATGAGCAGCATACCGTAACCGGTGGCGTGGTTACATTGGCAGCAGCTCCATTGAGTGACCTGGTAATTAAAACCACAGCCGGTGCCGCTACTACATACGTAGAGGGCACAGATTATACCCTGGATGATTTTGGCAAATTGACTGTTATCAAGGCTCGTATTGCTAATGGTACAGTACTCAAATTTACCTATACCAAGTTAAAGGCGGACGCTGTTACAGACGCTCATATAATTGGTGGAGTGGATGCAGACAGTAATCGAACCGGTGCGAAAGTGCTGGATCTTGCCTCATCTGTATACGGATATGAGGCCCGCATTTTACTGTCTCCCGGTTACACATCTTCCTTAACTGTTACTGATGCGCTGCTGGCTCAGTCTGAGGATTACGCAGGGATCGTGTTGGTAGATTGTGAACCTGGTGATAATGTAGCAGTAGCGCTTACAAGTCGTGGCGTGGCCGCAACCGGTGCGTTCACCACTGCAAGCGAAAGGGCTGTGCTGTGTTTCCCGTATGTGATGAGTTACGATGAGGCAACAAATACCAGCCAGTCATTCCCATACTCTCCATTTTTGGCGGGTGTAATTGCGGCTACCGATAACGATGATACTTTGGGGTATTGGACAAGCCCATCCAATAAGCTGATTAAGGGCATCACCGCCCTGTCTACGCCTGTTTGGGCTAGTTTCAGGAATAAAAATTCTGATACAAATCAGCTTAACGCTATTGGTATCACAACCGTATTCAATGCGGCGGGAAAAGGGTTTAGAACCTGGGGTAATCGTAATGCCTCATATCCATCCAGCACGGCAATGAATTGCTTTATTGTGCACAGGCGTATAGCTGACGTTGTGCATCGTAGTTTGGAAGAAGCTAGTTTACAGTTTTCGGATCTTCCTATTTCACAGGCGCTAATTGATGAAGTCCGCCAGGCTGGTAATAACTTCATGAATACCCTGATTGGTCGTAAGGCGGTGTATGATGGCTCCCGTGTGGAGTACAATAAGGATGATAACCCGTCTGCGGATCTGGCGAACGGGCAAATTAAATTCCGTATTGTGTTCCTGGGTGCTACACCAGCTGAGCATATTACATTCCTGTCAACTGTAGATACATCCCTGTTTTCTTCACTCAGCTAATCAATTTTAAATCTTTAAAAACCTATACCAATGGGAATGCAAACTAACAGGTGTGTTAACGCTAATGTATATATCAATGGCGGTTCCTGCCTGGGGCGTGCGGAAGAGATCACACTGCCGGACGTTCAAACTAAAATGAGTGATCACAAGGCGCTGGGGATGATTGGTGAGCTGGAATTGCCTGCCGGTCTGCAAAAGATGTCTGCTAAATTCAAGTGGAATAGTATCTACAGGAACGTGATGGCTACAACCTACGATCCGTATAACGCTACTAGTATCACTGTGCGGACGAATATTGAGACCTGGGAGGGTGGTAGTAGGGTTGCACAGCAATCCGGTGTTATCTACCTGGTTGGTACCTGGAAGAAAACCGGAGGTATTGGATTCAAGCCGCAGGATAACGTGGAGCTGGAATCTGAAATGAACGTTACCGCCTACAAAATGGAGATAGGAGGTATTGAGGTAGTCAGTGTTGATATTCTCAATAATATTTGGCGGGTTGGCGGCGTTGACATGCTTGCCTCTTTCCGCCAAAACTTAGGCGCATAATTAACTCTTAAAATCCCCGCCTATTGAGGGGATCAATATAAAATCAATCAAACCTATACCAATGGAAAATAAGATTATTACTCCCTTTGTGGATACAACTTCAGAAAAGATTACGGCTGATTTGTTCCCAGCTGGCGAAAGAATTGTAGACGCAAAAAATGCAGCCGGTGGGAAGGTGAAATGTGTGTTGTTTGAGGATGGCATGGCAATCGCTACAGTGCGAAAAGGAAAGGGGAAAGATGTAGAAATGGCAACAATGATTGCTGGTAAGGATAAGGAGAAATTTATGTCCGCACTTATGGCATCTGTTACCTCAATAGATGGGCGGCAGGTGATCATGGAAGAACTGGGAGACCTTGAAATGTCAGATTACATGCAGCTACAAGTCGCGTTTTCGGAGCTAAATTTTTAGTCAGCGCTAAAGATGTTATTTTTTTGGCGCATTTCAGTAACACGTCGGTTGATAGTATCCTGGAATGGGATATAGATAAAATAGAGTTTTGGTATGAGCATGCTGTAGAGCTTCATAACGAACTACATAAGCGAGAAGAAAATGGCTGATGTTGCAATGCGTGTAGCGGTCGTACTGACGGCTGTAGATAGAATGTCCGCGGTAGTGGAGCGGGCATCACGGGGGGCAACTGCTAGGCTAAACGCTTTCAGTGATCGCACTGGAAAGATGGCGGATAAGGCATTTAATGCAGGCCAGCAGCTTACCGCCGCTGGCCTTGCTATTGGTGCGCCGATCTATAAGGCCGTGGAGGCTGCCTCAGAGTTTGAAACAAAGATGATCGATATACGTAAGCAGATGGCAAACGATTCGCCAGAGGGAGTAAAGGCCATGACTGCGGATGTATTCAGGTTGTCAAAACAGATGCCCCTTGCAACTGGTGAGATTCAGGAGATGATTGCCGCAAGTTTGAGGATGGGAGTGGCGCAAGATCAGGTAATAGGATTTACCCAGGACGTAACGAAAATGGCTGTTGCGTTCGATATGCCAGCGGGTGAGATTGCGGATAGCATGGGTAAAATTGCTAATGTTTTCAATATCCCAATTACTCAAGTAGGGAAGTTTGCAGATGCAATAAACTACCTGGATGATAATACAATGGCTCAGGGGCCGGATATTATAAACGTTTTGCAAAGGATCGGAGGAAGTGCTCGTAATCTTTCGCCAGAGCAAGCGGCAGCACTGGCCTCAACTATGCTTTCCCTTGGAGAGAGCGCGGAAACATCTGGAACTGCTATCAGTAATATGATCAATATGCTTTCATCTGCAAACATGCAGGGCAAGCGATTCCAGCAGGGAATGCATATGATAGGCATGAGTTCAGCGGAAGTGCAAAAAGCAATGGGCAATAAAGAGGCGGCTCAGGCTACTATGCTTAGTGTACTGGATGCGGTTAGTAAGTTGAACCCGGAGAAGCAAACGGAGGCTATGATTAGGCTGTTTGGTCAGGATCATGGGCCTAAGCTAATGAAGCTGGCAAATAATACAAAACTATACGCGGCTGCTTTGGATATGGTCAAGGGGAAGCAAGCCGGGAGTATGGATAAAGAATATCAGAAGCGCATACAAAGTAGTGCCGCGCAAATGGTTATATTCAAAAATAGATTGCAGGAGCTTGCCGTTAAGGCAGGTACTACATTGCTCCCAGCACTTAATAAACTGCTGGTTTGGGCGGGTAACTGGATGGAAAAGTTATCCGCGTTCATGGAGGCACACCCTGGACTAGTTGAGGGGCTTATGAAAGCTGCCGCCGCTGCATCTGCTGTTGCGCTGGCGGGTGGGTATCTGTCTTTTGTTTTCGGAGGCATATTCCGCATGGTCAGTATTGGAGCAAGGATCTTCTCTTTTCTGTCTACAGCTATCAGAATCATAGCGGTATCCTTTCAGTTTCTTTCTGCCGTTATTATGGCCTTCCCTATCGTTGGATGGATAATAGCAATTATTACCGCTATTATCTTACTAATTGTATACTGGAAAAAAATTGTAGCATGGGTTAAATGGGCTTTTAACGCCCTTAAAGGAGAGCATCAGGGATTCCTTGGTAAGGTTATAGATTTTGCAAAAGCCTGGTTTAAATGGCTTATTTGGCCTATTCTAACAGCTATAAAATTTTTCCGTGCTGCATATAAGTCTTATAAGGATAGTGGGGGAAATATCGTTAAGGCGATCGGAGACGGGATTAAAGCCGCTGCGCATGTACCTATCGATTTGATTCGGAACATGGTTACCAAAATTAGAAGGTTTCTCCCATTTAGTCCTGCAAAGGAGGGGCCGCTTAAGGATCTCAATAGGATCCGATTTGTGCAGACGCTTGCAGAAAGTATAGATAATCCTAATACGTTGATAGCTGTAGTTAGGCGAATGGCTGGTAAGGCTCTAAATGTGTTGATGCAACCAGGAGGCGGAAATAGGGTTGCCCCGGTGGCTCGTTCCGGGGGCGGTGGTGGATCTCAGTTTGCAGTTACCGTTAATCTTAGCGGAGGGGCTACTGCAAAGGATGGACAAATGGTTGGGGATGCCTTGACAAAGCAGCTGGATAAATGGTATGAAAAAAAGGTAGCGCAGGAGAAAAGGCGTACCTTTTCCTGATAAATTTAAGGACTAAAAAGTATCACGTTAATGGTGAGCAATTATATTATATAGCGTCCTTATTGTCAGGATCCTAAATACCTATAAACTGAGTGCAGTTGTTGTAACGCTATTCGAATTAGTGCCAGCTGAAGAGATAACAGAAGCCCTTAACCTGATGTGTGAAACATATGTTAGATATGCCCCGGTAAAAAGGGGAGACCTAGCGCAAAAAGTATCCATAACAAGCATGTTAACCATTACCCTGGTGGCCTTAAATGGGGAGAGGAATCGTGTAACAAAAAAAAATATTAATGTACGCGCAGTTAGGTAATATTCGTTTTGAAAATCTACTCGCGCCAACTGATTTCGGGCGTAGTTCTGCGGCGATTTTTGCAGAAAAGCCCGTTATAGACGGTAAGGCTAGGCTGCAAAAGACGGGTAATGTATTGAAGCAGATCAACCTTGCTATTCGTTTTCATGTAAATTTTTGTCGCCCAAAGGAGCAGCTGGATGCCCTTATGGAAGCGATGGAGGCGGGGGATATTCTTGCTCTCGTTTATGGTAACGGTGAAGTTGGCGGGGAGTATTGTATAATGCAAATAGATGATTTTGATGAGTGGAGTGATCCGCTGGGGAATCGGTTATCTATCTTGGTAAATGTATCACTAAAGGAATGCCGAATGCCTGACAAGTTGCAACAACAGCAACAAGATCGCATAAACAAGGCGGATAGTGTGGGTGATAAAAAGTCGGTCGTAAATAGAAAGATGAATCCCAGCCAGTGCTCAGGGGAGATTACCGGGCTTGTCAGCGGAATTGAAAGTCATTCCGGAGAGATTGATAGGATAGTGATGATAGGCGGCGGGATCTGGATACCTGCAAACCGGTATACTATTTTGCAGCATCTCACTGAAATTAAGGCGGCGGCGCAGGATCTCCTTTCCAGGTGTGATAATCCTAACAGTTGTGCCAATGGGAAGCCCGATTTAAAATATCGCACTCAGCAGGTTCTCCTGGCTGAGAATAGTTTTAGAGTTGTTGTCGCGAATAACCAAATAAATCAGTTGGAAGCGCAAAACCAAATTATGAAGGTTTGTGTGCGCAATTTGAAAACCGCAGCAAAAACATTAATTAATTCTTCAATGTTACGTAAAGATGGCTAGTAATGTGAGACAGTATACGACCATTGGCGGAGAGCGCTGGGATAGTATTGCCACTGATCGCTATGGTGATTTTTCCAAAATGGGGGATCTTATGGCGGCAAACCCTGGTATTCCTATCTATGATATTTTCCCCGCTGGTGTTGTTATTGATGTGCCGATTATAGAGAAAATTGAGGTAAAGACCTCCCTGGAGCAATCCCCGCCTTGGAAACAATGATAATTTTCTGTTTATATTAAAGTGTCTGCATGGGGTTACTTGCGCCTTATGCAGACACCCAGAGCGTTATATGATGTTGTTTACAACGGGAAAAATATTACTGGTAATATTCTCCCGTATGTTATGTCCATTAGCTATTCCGACAATTCCGAAGGGAAGGCAGATACAATTGAGTTAGATCTGGACGATTCTAGCGGATTGTGGCAATTTGCTTGGTATCCTACAAAGGGAGATCAGATCTCAGTTACAATCTCATATTTAGGGAATACCCTAAAGTGCGGAGTTTTTACGATCGATGAAATAACTTTAAACGTAAGCCAGGGCGGTGATATAGTTTCAATAAAAGGGATTGCCGCCGGTATTACTAAGGCTATGCGAACACGTAAATTTGTGGCGCATGAGAAAAAGACATTAAAGGAAATAGCGAGTTCCGTAGCAAAGGAGCAGGGATTGACCTTGCAGGGCACTATCCCTGACATCAGGATAGATAGAAAGAGCCAATTTAATCAGACTAATTTACAATTCCTGCGCAAGCTATCAAACGATTACGGGTATACGTTCTCAGTACGTGATAACCTGTTAACCTTCACAAGTATTTACGAGTTAGAAGATAGGGCGGCGGCATTGATTTTTAATAAAAATGAGCTTATTAGTGCTACGATCACGGATAAGACAGCGGACACATACAAAGCGGTTGATATAAAGTATCACAATCCCCAAAAGAAAGCAACAGTTGTTTATTCTGCAAATGAAGCCGACCCAGCGCGGGCCGGTGTCAAGTCTGATACGCTTGTTATACGGAGGCGTGTGGAAAATGACCAGCAGGCGGAGGCAATGGCGAAGGCTGCGCTATATCGTTTTAATAGCCTACAGCAAGAGGGTTCAATAGATGTTGACGGTAATCCCTTTTTAGTTGCGGGCAATACAATACAGCTGAATGGGCTGGGTGTTTTCTCAGGGAAATATTATGTAAAGGAAAGCACCCACACGGTAAGCGTAGACGGGGGATATTCGTCCTCCGCTACCATAAAGCGGGTGGGTCTAATTGACAAGAGTAATTACAAATAAAATGGAAGGATGCCCTATTTTAAAGTATGGAGTAGTGTCTGATACTTCACGTCCTGGATACGTTAAGATTACGTTCGCTGAGGATGATTTTCCTACTGATTTTCTTCCCGTCCTGGTGCGTAAGTCTAAGACAGATAAACAGTCATGGCCTTTAGAGGTGAATGAGCATGTTGTGTGCCTTATGTTGGATGATTGTGATGATGGGGTGGTGTTGGGGGCGATCCATAGTGAGGTAGATACACCTGATAGCGGAGAGTCTGCCGGTAAGTTCCGGATACTATTTTCTGATAATACCCTGTTGGAGTATGATAAGGATAGTGCAGTATTAACGGTGAGTGTACAGGGGGATGTAGTTGTTAATGCAACTGGTGATGTTACGGTGGATGCGGGAGGGTCTGTAAAGGTGTTTGCAATGTCTGCCGAGGTATCAGCTACAGCGGATGCGAAGATAAAAGCCCCACAGATAACGCTGGATGGTATTGTAACTGTTACCGGTGCCCTTACGGCGGCCTCCATATCAACATCAGGCGGAGGTGCGATAACTGCGGGCGGTAGCTTAACTGCATCGGGAGAGATAAGTGCCGCAAAGGTTTCTGCTGGTGGTATCGACCTGGCAACACATAAACACATATCAACGTCATCAGGCACTCCTACCGGGCCTGCGATACCGTAGTTTTATTTACTGTTTATAAATAGCAAGCCATCGCCCTCATATTTGGCGGGTGATGGCTGATATAACGACTATAAATAGCCCCGTTTGGGGCCTTTCAAGGCTTGGTTATGGCACTTTGGTTGAGGGCTTGGCATCTGTTAGGCAGTGCCTTGGTATCATTCTGACCACTAAAAAAGGCACAGATCCTTTGCGTCCTGATTTTGGTTGTGATATAATGGATTACATTGATCTGCCGCAAGACAGGGCAATCCCTAATATGAAGCGGGCAATAATTGACGCTATTGATATTTGGGAAACAAGGGTCAAGGTGAAGCGTGTGACTCATACAATGAAGGAGCTCCATAACCCTGAGTTCTACATAACTTTTTCCCTGGTAGATGATGAGCTAATAGATCAGATTACCCTTGATCTGCAAAATGGGGTTACACAGTCTACAGATGACCAGGAAGTAATTTTGCAGTCATTTTATCCTCCGAATCCCAAAGGATACCCTTATCAAATTTCTTTTATAAAAAGTGGAGAGCAGGTATTGCCACTGCCTCAGCCAAATGGGTACCAGACATTGCAGGAAATGTTTGCCTGGGTGCAAACAAATTGGCTTTACTATGGGCGGTGGAATATGTTGGGTGATAGATATATGTTGTATATGAGCTCGAAAGAACTAACCCCGCCTACAACGCTTTCTATATCTGTGCTGCCAATAGTTACATTCTACGCGATAATCCCTACGTTAGGTGTTGGGGAGGCTTATTCTGTAATGTTTAAAGTGAATGGGATTGATGCAACGCCTGTGCCTCCTACAAATATTAATACGCCTGGTGCTTTACTTAGTTGGGTGCAAGCTAATTGGGGCGGTTATGCTTCCTGGGGAATTGATTCTATCGTGGGAACTGCGGAGCCGGTTTTTTCAGACGAGTTTAGTGATGAATTTGATACTTCAATATCAGCTGTGGTATATAGGCTGGTAGGCGTTTCTAACGTTGAGGATTTTATGTCAGAGCTGTCGATAGTCGTAATTGAAACTACGGTAATTACAAATGAGTTCACAAATGAATTAGACGCTGATCAATCAGCGAGTTTATAATATAACCTATGGCAGATTTATTGAAATTTATACATGAAGATCCGCAGCAGGTTGTGGATGAGATGAAGGCGGAGTTAGAAGACATGTTAAACAGGCAGATAGCTCCGGCAGATCTTGAAATGTTAATTATAAATGCATTCGCATATCGCGAGACGCTTTTAAGGGCCTCAATTAATGATGTTGGGCGGCTTAACCTGGTTTCGTTTTCCCGCGGTGCAGCGCTTGAGTATTTGGGCGGCTTGGTTGGGGTTACTCGTTTGCCTGCATCCAGCGCACTTGTGACTATCCAATTTTCAATTATAGAGGGGCATACGGGCATTACAATACCTGAAGGGGTAAGGGTTCAGAGTACAGACGGTAAGGCGATTTTTGAGACGATGGGGGCTGTTGTCGTGGGGCCTGGTGTTTATGTTGCTGAGGTGTCTGCCGCCTGTACGACTTCTGGTACCATCGGTAATGGATATGCTGCCAATACGATTAGTATTATTCTTGATCCGAAGCCTTACTTGGTATCTGCTAAAAACATCGATGTTTCCGCGGGCGGGGCTGATCAACAGACCGATGACAAGTTAAGAGAAAGGATCCAGCTGGCTCCCGCTTCTTTTAGTGTGGCCGGGCCTAATGATGCATATAAGTATTTTGCAAAGTCTACATCTAGCTCTATTGTAGATGTGGCAATTACATCCCCGGTGCCTGGTCAGGTGAATATTTATCCATTGTTATCTGGTGGTACATTGCCTTCTCAGGCTATCCTGGATCAAGTATATTCAATTTGCAATGCAGATAAGGTTCGGCCGTTAACGGATACGGTCATAGTGGGCAGCCCTGCCGTTATTGATTATTCTATCAACATAGAGCTTACGATACTGACGGACGCGGTTAATCTAGGAGTTGATGCTGTGGCGCTATCTGCGTTGCAAGCGTGGGTAGATGCGAGAAAGGAGCGGCTAGGGGTTGATGTAGTTCGTAATAGGTTGATGACGCTATCAATGGCTGAAGGTGTTTATAGCGCTAGTGTCGTAAGCCCGTCTACGGATATTGTTGCGAATCCTGAAGTATACACACGTTGTACAGGTATTACGGTTTCAATTGTTGGTACGCATGACGAATAAGGGCACGGTGATAGCTGATAGTGTCGCTCATCTGGATCACATAACTGCTTTTGATCTGGTAATTAAAAAGCGGTTTAGTGAGATGGAGTTGGATGCTATACTGGTTTATTTAATTGACTATGTAAATCCTGATGCTCTACCTTACCTGGCGAAGCAATTCGATGTATTGGGCCATAAGGGTATGCGGTTGGCGGATACGGAGCAGCAGCAACGAGAAATAATTAAACAGGCGATTGAATTGCATAGATATAAGGGAACCCCCTGGGCTGTAAAGCAATCGCTGCAATCAATTGGATACGGTGATGCTTTGTTAATTGAGGGGTTGCCTGATCATTGGGCTAAATTTCGCATATCGTTAGATCTTGGAGATAAGCAGCTGGCGCCTGAAGTGCAGCAGGATCTTGTTAAGATGATTCACGAGTATAAAAATGCGCGGAGCCATCTTGAAGATGTTAGTTATTCAATAACGGGCTTGGAAGATTCAATAACTATTGAGGATAGCGAGACCGATGCGCAGGCGTTGGATGATAACGCCGATACCTTATTTGCTGGGGGGGATTATAGGCATAACGGGAAGTTTTATAGGAATGGCACACGTAACTACAGCCGTGATGCAGATGTATTGGAGCTTACAATTATTTCTGTATGATAACAATGGATTCTATTAAGGCAGTGGGCGCGGTTCTATTGCAGGTTTACAAAGATGATCAGCTGGTGAGCACTGTGGAGGATAATAACCTGGTGGTAAACCTGGGGCGAACAAATGTTTCTAGGTTATTGGGCGGTGACGCAGCCGGTAAGGCTATTACTCAGATAGGGATAGGAACTAACGGAGCAGCTACAGCCTTGAGTGATACAACGCTGACGAATTTGTTTAAAAAGGCAATTAGCTCGGTCTCATATCCAGATTTACAAAGTGTGCGGTTTGAGTTTGATATACTGGCAGAAGAAGGGAATGGAATTACTATCAGGGAGCTGGGGTTATTTAGTAGCGGCGATGTTCTTTTTGCAAGAAAGGTGAGGACTGGCGAGATCGTTAAAGATGCTACTGTGCGTATTACGGGGTCATGGACAATAACAGTAAACTAATAATTTATGGGGTTGTATAAGGGAGATAGTACTGTGTATCCTGAACAGATATATCAGTTTGAAGAGACGGATTTAGTAGTGGCGGATGTTGATAATGTTCCCCTACAGAATTTAGCAGATAGAACGGAGTGGTTAAGGGCGAATAGTGGTATTGTTAACCGAATTGTAACCGGGGAAATAATTGCAAATAGCCTGACTACAACTATTGATAGTTCTGCGGCTGGGAAGGTAGTGCACGTAGGTGGTAACGCGACTGGCACTAATTACTCCCTGAAGATAGGAGATAACGATAATTTCCCACCTGGAACCATTTTGTATATATCGTCTACTACTGGTTTTGGATCAGTTGTAACATTGGAATGTGTTGGGGAGGTGTTTTTCACGGGTACTTTTGGCACGCGCCGGTACATGTACATGCACAACAATGAGTATTTAATAATAGCAAAAAGCGGCGCGAATACCTGGCGTACTCTTTTTGCCTCTCCTGGGATGTTTTCAGCGGGCGAAGAGCTAAAGGCTCGTAAGGTACTAGATAACACACTTAAACTTAATGGGCAGTATGTTAACCTCCTTTATTATCCACGGTTAAAGGAGTTTACTAACACTTTGACCTGGGGCCGTGAGATTGTAGACGCTGCGACCTGGTTGGGCAATTCTATTTATCGTGGGTTGTTTGGGTTGGGAACTGGCACACAAGCCGGTTGGCTGTATCTTCCCGATGAGCGAGGTACATTTGATCGTATGTTAGATGAGGGCCGTGGCTATAGCCTTAACAGGACATGGAGTTTTGCTGGTGGTTATGAGGGTGACCAGGTGGGTGCATTCTCTTTTAATGTTGTATTACCTAAGGGAGATAGCTATAATGGGAATCCATACGATTCGTCTAGGGTGGGCCGGGGCCAGGATAGTAATCCAAGGGGGAACTATTCGTTTGCTCATACGGTAAATGCGGGTAAAGAGACCGCAGTTAAAAACATTGGTAAATATAACTTAATAAGAATTTAGTACATGAAGAAGGTTGTTCTTTTATTCCTATGCCTGGTTGTAGCTGTAGTTGTTAAGGCGCAGCAGTTCGCGGATAGTACCGCTGTTAAGCAGTATATCAGTGATAATATACGAGACAAGCGCCCGGATAAAGTGACTGCGGATCAGTTGCGTCAGGCTCTCCTGGGTGTGTCCTGGATGCCGGGGAAATATAATTTGCTTAATACGAGATTGCGTAATAATACTGGTGCTGCTGGGAGTGCCAATATGGCGAATCAGGCATTCATTTTTGATAGTGCGGGGATTTTTGGGGTAAATTTTAAATCCTACTTATCGGAGACTACACTGGCTCAATGGGCTTTAGTGCCTGCCGGTATGGTTCTAAGTATGCCCGGCACTAATGCAGCCAATTATGTCTTTGGCCCAAATTTTAATGCGTCTAATCTTAGTTCCTATTCGCTAAACTTTGGAGGTGCTACTAATTTTAGCTTAACCTCTTCCGCAATAAACCTGCAAGGTATTACCAATGCTACGGTTACTACTCCTAATGCACATTTGTATGTGGGATCTGATTATGCTGAAATAGGGAATAACAGTAGTTATTTATATGTAGGTGCATCCGGTGTAAAATTGCCATTGCTGGCTAATGTAGATACCAATAAGGTATTAACAGCTGATGCATCTGGCGTGCTTAAATATAAAACCATATATCCATCAAGTGAGGGCGGTGGCGAGTTTTCAGGGCTTGTTTCCAATGGTCTACATGTGGATGTGGATAGCATAAAGTTAGGAGGCAGCTTAACGGACGAGGCTACAGAATTGCATATCCCGGAAAGTAAAATTTTTCGTTTTACTGGGGCAAACTCTGTAGATACGATGAGTTTAAATATCTCTCAGAATGGCGGTGCTAATATTGAGCTAATGGTGCATGATACGGCAGCTACTGGTCTATATAGAGATTCTCGGGCTCATATAAATGTTGAAGAGTTAGGCACGTCCTTCCAAAAGATAGGGAGGGATGATCAGGGCTTCAGTAATGAGGATGAGTTATATAGTGATTTTTTTATGCAAAGTCAATTCCTGGGAAGCCGATTCCAGAAAAACAAAATAGTCCAGGTTGGGGAGGATTACAGGAATGTGCGTCAGTATGAAAATATCATTTCTCAGTCGGTTGATGAGTTTAATGTTCAGACGAGGCAGATAAATCCTGGGTTTGGAGAAACTCCGTATAGAAAAAACCTGATGGTATTTGATTCTACAGGGTTCCGTGTTGATTCAGCCAATGGAGACGGATGGTCAGAGGGTATGCCCTACCCGGTTGGAACGGTATTCAAGGTAAATACATACGATGCAAGTATTACAATGGAGCGATATAAAAATAATTCGTCTGAGGATAGTGTATTAACTACAGATGAAAATGGGGTAATAAAGATGAAATATTTATCTGCGAATAATTCTATGTTTCCTGCGCAGTATGTAGCAGTAAAAATGGGGATTACAAGTAATACTACGCTTGACGCTACGGCTACTTATTGGAAATTCGATTGCTCGGGGGGTGATATTTCTGTTACTCTTCCCAGCCCTTCCGCAGTTAGCTCATGGATCTCTACGGGATCTAATCAGGGGTATGGCATTAAATACTTTATACAAAAGGCTGATAATAGTAGCCATGTTTTAACTATTGTGGCAAATACGGGAGATTCAATTGATGGCCAGGCTCAGTTTCAATTATATAATTCAAATTCATTCATAACAATTTATTCAGATGGTACGAACTGGTATAGTAATTAGTGCCCTTTTTTCTGGCTCTATTTTCTTGTGTTAGAGCGCAAGTTGTACCAACCGCTTACCAGCCTATTAAAAAGGAATGGAAGGGCCTAAAGCAGGGCGATTTTGTTGGGAGTGTTCCTTATATGCGTTTTGGCACACTCCCATTTATGGGGCGGTATCGGCGCCAACCTTAAAGCTCCGATTCAATTACAATGATAGTACCCTTGACAAGTTCCCCGCGCCTATTTGGTGTGGGGAGCTCTACGCTTGGGGGGTGCAGCCTACTGGTGCATCCAGTATAAATACTTATCAGTTTGGATACCTTAATGGGCTTAGGATTACCCTGCAATCAATTGAGTATAGTAGCTTGTTTTGGGGCTATATTTAATATCTGTTTATAAACGTGAATGGCGATGTAGCAAGTTTGCTGCATCGCTTTTTACATTTAAACAAAAACAATGGCCACAACAGACGCGAAGGATATTAAAATGAACATTGTGCATGTCTTACTGGTATGCAGTAACCTAGCTATTGGTACTTATATGTTTGCAAGAAAAGATACAAAGATCGATAGTCAGATGGGAGTTGTATCCGATGCGGTTACCAGGATAGAAAGTAACCAGAAGCAAGAGAGTGCAGAAAATAAAATTTGGCGTGGCAAGGTTGAGGCGGAGCTAGCGGATCTCCGCATAAGAACGGCGCTATTAGAAGCGCGTGTATTTACTTCATTAAAACGATAAAAGAATGGATGAGTTTTTTAAGTTGGCACACTACATTGATTTTAAGTTGCTGGTGCTGATTGTCGTACTGGCGCTGTTTGTTAAGAAGAACCTGGCCGACCTGGCTAAGAAAATTAGCATGGCGCATAAGGTGCTAGTATTGGCCTCAGTGATCACTGCGTTGTACTTTGCTACATTGAGATTCACGGGGGGGGCTCAGGTAGAAGATTGGCCGGTATATGGAATTACGTACTGTGTTGCCACTTCGCTGTATGAGATCTTAATAGCGCCTATTGTGGCGTTTATTGCAAAGTCATTTGGGGCTAAGATCCCCGAACAATTCACTATTACAGATGAAAAATAGTATTACCCTGGCGTTGATCACTGCTGCTATGCTTTCCGGATGCCGCAGCGTGCAAAAGTCACAAACAAGCAAACAAAGCACCTCAGAAGTAGTAGAGGGAAACAGCTCCGTTAGTGGTAAGCTGGCAGTGATCGACAGTACCGGGGCCGATAAACATACCGCAGCAGTTAAGACTGTTATGGATAGCGGCTACACGAAAGTGACAGTTACTAAAGAATACTTTTCCGATGAGTTTGGGTTGTCTGCTGATAGCCTGGGCGTGTCATCTGACCCTATTCCTATGAGAATACACCCAGGAGTAAAGCCGTCTGATGGTAGGTCAGGCGGCTTGCTTTATCGTGAGACTAGAACCATTGAGCACGGGCAGTTGGTAAAAGCTGAAGAGAGAAGTTTAAATGCGGAGCAGTCGACGCACGTTAAAAAAACGGATAGCACAGCTGTAGTGTCAGAAACGAAACATCGGTCAAAGATTTCAACAACCTGGACAACATCGGAGACCATCAGAAAAAGGGCTATTTCTTTATGGCCTTATCTGATAGTAGTTGTGCTGATACTGTACGTAGCTTACCGATGTTATAAATGGTTTACTAAGTTATGAAGTTTGTAAAAAAGTATGCGTGGTTGATGAATGAGCCGGGCCCTAAAATGTTACAGGAAGCCATAAAATTATACGGCACACTGGAAGCGGCAGGAGAAGAGGATAGCCCTACTATCCTGGGATGGGCAAAGGAGTTGGGAATAGAAAGAACGTTTACGCATGATTCTATTCCCTGGTGTGGGTTGTTTATGGCTATTATAGCAAAACGCGCGGGAAAGGATGTTGTAAATAGTCCGTTATGGGCTGCTAATTGGCTCAACTTTGGGGTCGACGTTAAGCGTGCCATGCTGGGGGATGTGCTGGTCTTTAAGCGTCCAGGCGGCGGCGGGCATGTTGCTCTATATGTTGGGGAGGACGATAACGCATATCATGTGCTTGGAGGGAATCAAAGCGATGCGGTTAATGTAACCAGGATCCTAAAGAGTAGATGTACTGGCATTCGTAGGCCGAGATATATCGTCCAGCCTGATAATGTGCGAGTAATTAAATTAGGAGCAGAGGGTGTAATATCTCAGAATGAAAATTAATCTGCCGTAATACGTTGGGTGAATCCTATGAAGTTCCTTATGTAAAGCGTGTAACATTATTGTTGCACGCTTTATAATTTATAACTGGAAACTACTCTTCTTTTTATTAATGTCAGATAAATTGCTGACCAATCTTACAGGGCAATAATAAAGATTTAACTAATTTGAATAAGCGACAGAAATGTGTCTTACAATGTTGGCTATATTTGTGGTAAGAAAATTTATATGAAAAAGCAAAAAATTAGAAAAGAGCCAATTATTGGAACTTGTTTGCTTTGCGGTAAGACTGATAGTCTGGTAGAATCACATATTATTTCGGACTTCCTTTATGACAGTGTTAAGGACGATTATGGAAAAATTGGATTCGAAGATTTGGCGGATAATACATTTACATTGTTAAGGAAGGGTATATGTGACAACGATATCTTGTGTAAGGAGTGCGATTGTGTTAGACTCAGCAAATTTGAGGACTATGCTGCTAGGTTCTTACGAAACAGAATTTACCCAAGTATAACACATGGCAAAAGGCAGTATGGCGTTAACGAGATTCAGGAAGAGAAATTTGTTAATGTGGACTATAAGAAGATGAAATTATTTATTCTTTCAATTCTTTGGCGTTGCCACGTTTCAAAACAAGATTTTTGTAAAAAAGTCAATATACCAGATTTTGAACTAAGGATAAGAACAATGTTATTAAGAAGTGATCCAGGTGATGAAAGTATTTTTCCCATTTCGATGATCGGTTTCGTTACAGTAACAGGGGCCTATTTGCCAATGATGGTAACACCAGAAGTAATCAATTTAAATGATAACTACGTTTGTAGATTTTTAATGAGTGGAGTTGCCTATTTTATTCATTTGGGGGGTGTTCCGGTATCGGAGTACAAACGTTTTTGTTTAAGGGAAACCAACCAATTATTATTCCCTACTTACAGTGGTCTTCAAGCCAACATAAAGTTAAGGACACTAGGTGTGCCCAAGGATAAAGCGAATTACTTTACTTTTAGAATTCTCAAGCAAAACGGGAAACCAATATCTTTAGCGAGAGCTGGGCATTTTGATGTACTCGTCAATTTGCTAACCTGCGGTGGAAAATTAAAAGCACATTCAAGAGAACTACTTGATGAATTTGGGGATGTGGAGGAAAGTGATAAAATAAGTTATGCAAATCCAGTAGAACTTCTTGGAAGAATTGAATGTAAGGTTATTCCGCTAAATATAAAAGAGCGTAAGCAGTTTGTTTTGGTCAATGCTTATGTCAAACGTAATAATGGCAATAGAAGGCCATTTGATGATAAGGCATTTATTTCAGTATTACAGCAAATTAATTCAAGATTCAAAGGAATGACAGTAGGAATAATTAACACTTGGGCGGGTTTTAGTTCATGGGATTTTGATCATAAAAAAGTAATCACGACTATAGATAAGGAATTATATTACTGCCATGTGGAAATAGTTGCCCATTCTTGATATTAATTTAGCGCAATTTTATATTATATTTAATTATAGTATTTCTTTTAAACCATCAGTTCGTTTGTCAATAATTTTATTAGATTTCTATAAATCCCGTAAAAAAAATCATAATGGCCGTGACTATCTATTGTCTGTGACCTTATAATAAAGAATACTGATAGTATGTCTATGTGCCGTTATTGCTCTGAATATGAATGTATTAACATCGCGTTAACTGTTCTTTAATAATTGGATTATACTTTTGGTAATTAATTGTTCTTTAACCTCATAAATAGATTATGAAAACACCCATTTATCTGTAGCAATTAATTCAATAGCTTTTATGTCGTGTAGTAAGAACGAGGATGCTGCTTTGACAGCGACAGTTTTGGATAAACCGAATCCCATTATTTTTTAAATCTATTGCATTGGGCGCATAAATTTTGTTCTCAGTATCTTTGTATCATGGAATGCATAAAGTTTTTAGATACAGAGGGGCGAAATGTTGAGCTTCAAAAACCTTTGTTTTCTTGGGAAGGCTGGAATGTTAGGATTAACGACGAAGTGTATGCTGGTATAACAAAAGGGGAAGACGGTGGGTGGCATGGCGTTAGTACCAGACTAGACAGTTCCGACCTTGATGCATTAGTTTGGATCGTAGAAAACTATGAAGCTAACAGAGGAAAATAAAAGCCTATTAGGTTTACAGCCTGATCGCCAAATGGGTAAACATGTGGGTGATCTAAAGGTAAGGATCAGGTAAATCCATTTTATAATTTGTAAACGTGCCTACTACTCCGGGTGGAACAACTGCCGCTTTCGTATTTACTACCCTCTGATACATTGAATACATCCTAAAGCCCGTGTCCATATAAGGTGTCAAATCCAGGCGCTGTATAAAAGGAGAGAATATTAATTTCCGCTCTTTTTACTTTACTACGTTTTAACCCTTTACAATGCATATTAATTAGACAATAAAGGTCTTGAGTATGGTTCAAGGGGTATAAACTTATTTTGTTTTTCTTAAAAAGGTTACAAACTTATTGAAGTCAATGCCTATTGCTACAGATAATCTTTCCATTTCATCTAATGTTAAGGTTCCAACTTGGCCGATTTTACGACTAAGAGTAGATTGAGGTACACCAGAATCTTCGGCAACGACCGTTTGTGTTATATAACGGTTTATAAATATTGACTCAAAAGAGGCAATTTCATTTGCTTCTATCAAATTTATTAAAACCTTATATCGTGGATCTGTACCTTGTTTAGCTTTTTTCTTTGCCACTAAAATGGATATTTAAACCCGAAAACTATTGAAAATACCCTTAATCATAAGATTATTAGCCATTTATGGGTTAAAATAACCAAAATGGATTAAAACTATCTAAATTGAATAAGATTATCCATTTTGGATATATTTTTTTATCTTTGAACAGAAGTAATAATATTACGCCTGAAAATTTTGAAGGCTATCATCCTTAACTTCCGCACCGACCAAAAACAGGACAGGGAAAGGATGAGGCCCGCGTAGGATATGCGCGGGCTCTTCTCGTCGTGTCCTATCCTTGGTCGGTGCGGGCGATGGGTTGAGTACCGCGCCTTTTTTTTGCAGGTTTTTTAAGAACTAAAAAACTGTATTACTATGTATTCTCAAAAATCCATCTCATTCTCGGAGATTGCCCGCAGAAATCAGATTCCTGATTGCCAAATTCCCACATTACAGTTACTATACGAAATAACAAGAGATGACACAGAGTTGTTGCGTGTGTTACTAGACTTGTTGAGTCCTCAAGCAAAAAATACAATTTCTTCAGCTATCGGAGCCGTAATAGCTGGTCAATTAACAGATGACATTCTCTTTAAACGTGACTATGTTTCTCCGAATATGAAATACCCGAATTTGTATTCACATGTGTAGTTGTCTAAATGGATATTTCTTTACCAAAAGTATATTGAAGATGACAGGCGGAAAAGAAGACGGTAACAAAATTTTATTCGATGAAGATCTATTAATTCTTGGTAATGCAAGGCATTATATAGATGAACTCCCAATAAGGTTTAGGGATGCAGTATGCGAATTCCTAGACCTTTCTGTTGCCACTTATTATAGAAGAAGTTGCATTGTACTAGATTTTAATAATGCAAAAAGAGGATGCCGGAAACAACTGAGCGGATCAGACCGATTGGCTATCCACAAAATATGTCGTGCTTTTGCAGACGAATTTAACGCATATGCAGATTATATAAAACCCAAACAATTAAAACCAGGTAGCAAGCTACCTAAAGGGTTTAACATACAGTAGAAAACCTCAAACAGACGAAAATGAATAAGAGTAGAACAAATATTACTGAAGATGATGACGAAATAAGAAAGTTAATTAAGCTACCGAAAGCTATAATTGAAGAGGCGAAGAAGAAACTCATTCACCCCAATTCTTTAACCACGTTAAAACAATTTGCTGATAATTTCTCTACGTCACTAAAAGACCAGGTGAAAAAGAAGATGGGAATAAGCCAGTCAACCTATAATAATTTATCAAATGGTTTTAAAGAGATCGCATCATACGGTAAAGTTTTTTTTTCACCTATTGATTTAACAGCAGATCAATTGGATAAACTAATTGAAATAGCAGAATGTTTTATTCAAGAGTTACAGGAACAAGTTAAGGTTATGAAAGCAAAAAAGAGGACCCAAAAGAAAGTTTAGCAATAATTAAAAATATGATATATGATAGATGAAAAACAGCTCTACAACCTACAAGATTTCATACGTCATAATAATGATATTGAAGACATGGTTAATAAGGTTCCTTTTGATACATTTTACGATGACATAAACGAACTTATTAAATACGCATCTAAAAGTAATGAGCTGGAATTATTTGGCGAAGATCGAAAGAAATCAATTCTTTCCACAATGAAATACGTCATTGGAACAGTAGAGAAGATTTATACCATAAAGGAAAAAGTATGTGGAATTGACTGGAGAGTGACTTCAAAAAGTGACCAGGTTGGTAAAATATTGGAAGGTAATTTCTTGGGGCAAACTCATTCTGTTTTAGTTGAGCTTCCAACCTATTTTAAAAATCAAATATGCCGAGGCTTTAATTGGACAGATGTAGAATATTACGATAAAATAATACCGTATAGAGTCGAAGATGGGTTTAAGTTACCTGAATTAACTCGTAATCAAAACGAAACAGTATATTATCTAATAACGGAGTTCGCCAGAATTTTACCCCTTTGGGGAAAGGATCGATTAAATGAATTAATTCCTCCCAACAAATAAATAGTATTAAATTTCTTTGGGATAATTAAGGCAATACAAGTTGTAACTAATATTACATGTACAATTAGCAAAACGGAGTGGTCATTTGTCTACCCTGGTAATTATTATACACATTCATATTCTTAAGGGATTATGGTAACGGGATGATCTTTTGCTTATCCCTATAAATTTCAAATGTGGGCTAAGAAATTTCTTTGAGGGGTAAATTGAAAGCAAAACGGAGGATTGATTAATAAGTTGACTAGGTATACGGGGTGGTCCTTTGCCCATCCTTTCAATATTAACATATATAATTTGATAATCAAATGGTTAACAATTACAAAAGTTCGTCTTTAGTCCGACCTTTTTTAGTTTTTATATATTGATGGATTGAATTGCGATGGTAAACTCAAATAAATATAGAGGATACAAAAGATGTGAATTATTAATAATTGATTTATTGATAAGCCCTCTATCAAAATAGGACCTAATAGTAATTTCTAAATCATTTTTTATAATTGGTGGATGTTCCTCCTTTGAGGAAGTTATTCTGATATATGACTGATCATTAGTAAGCCAATATATTCCGTCCTCATTAAAAAGCAAGTCAACATTAGGAATGTCGTTTTCGTTTTCCTCAATTTCTAATCTCAATTTATGTACGTTACTTATTTCCCCTTCTAATTGAAACATAATAGAATTCTCATCAGCGGGGTCATAATTGCTCCCACGTAAATACTTGGACTGTTTTGGATAACTTCTTTGAACATCCTCCCATATTAATTTTCTTTCGTTTGATAATATCTCTGGATTATCTGATATGCTTAGGTTAATAATTGCAAACTTTATTCCTTCCTCGATTCTTATATCTGCTTCCCATTGATCTATGAAATAATTTTCGATTTCCATATTGTACGATTTTACGTGGAAAAATAAGTAGATATTTTTTAACCGAAAATGTGTGTAGTACCAAATTAAAGACAAAAAGACTGAGGCTACCTCAGTCTTTTATATGGATCTCCCATATCTACATTTTGATTATGCGTCTTGAGGGTGTAAGGGATTCGCAGATTAAATCAATGTTCTTCATCAGGTTTTTTTAGGTGATAAAATAGAGATTTAAAAAGAGATTGGTTATAATGAGTAATTTGTTCCTATAACTGGCCCAACTGATCCCTGGAAAATCTAGCACATTATCAGTGAAATGAATTAAATGCGAGCCGTGAATATAAGCTCCGTTATAAGGAATCGAAACACTACATACGCCTTCAAGGTTGTTTTATTATATATACTGGTGGAATGTAACCCTATTTTCCAAATCTGCATCGAAATTAACGGAATAGAAGTGCATGGTTGCAAATTCTGATTTTTGTATCCTTTCTTTAATCAAATTCTGAATATTGCCGCTTATCATGATAGAGACAGTAACCCCGTCATACCCAGATAATTCATTAAGGAATTTTGCAATTATTTGTTCAAGCTCTTTATCTTTTAAATTAGCTTGATACGTTTTTACGATACGGTTATGCATAAAATGTTGCACTAATTTTATTATATAAGTGGTGAATTCTATCTATAGCCTATTTTTCGTCAAATGTTGTTTGTATACTAAGGTCTGGCGGAATGTTAAATCTAATTCCGGTGCCGCGAAGTGTTTCTAGTTTTACAGTACTATCGGTTGAAAATACCTTCCGCAGCTTTGTCATAAAAACATCCAAGCTACGGCTGGCAAAATGGTCGTTTTTCGCCCAAATTGCCAGTAAAATTTCTTCACGTGTAATCCTTCGATTAGAATTTCTGCATAAATACCTCATTAACTTTGCTTCTGTTTTCGTGAAAGTCGCAATCTCATTGCCTTGCAGATCTGTTAAGTTGTGGTCCAAATAATTAAATATTGAATTACCCACCTTGGCAATGCAGTTTTCTGTATAGTATTGCGTAACGTTGCTTGTTCGCCTTATAAAAACCCTGATCCGACATAATAATTCCTGCACACTACATGATTTTGGGATGTAGTCATCTCCACCGTGCTTAAATCCGTTTATTATATCTTCGTAACTTGCCCTTTCTGAGACAAACAATATTGGAATACTTTGGTTGACACTGCGAATTTTCGATGTAAGTTCAAAACCGTTTTTTCGCGGTATTTCTACTTCAAACAAGCATAGGCTATAAGCTAATTTTTTATTAAACTCCTTCCACGCCGTTTCTCCGTCATGACAATGAGATACGTAGTATTCGTTTTCCAGTCGCGTTTTTAATTTCAGGCTGAAGCTGTAGTCGCTAACAGCGAAAAGGATTCTGTGTTTCGAATTCATCATTAATAGATTGAGCAACCGATAAAAGAGTTCTAAGACACAATAGAGTGTTCATTTATGGTCTTGGGCAGTATGGGGAAAACCTGCTTTTTCGGTAAATGCTCCGTAACGATAACATAGCGAGTATTCTCATGGTCAATTCAATTTTGGGTTTTAAAATTGACCTGCAGGGATAAAAAAAGGCGCAGGTCTCAACTTGTTTTCACCGAGAGCTTGGCGGCGCCGGCTACTAGCAAGCGAGCCCACGCGCCTATACTGATATAATCAGTAGCAACATGAGCATCGCTGTCTCCGTTCCTTGCGCCGCCAAGCTCTAAGGAACTAAGAAAGTGCTATGCAATCAATAATTTTTGGGGGATTGCAAAGCTAATGATATTAAGTATATATACACAACGTTTCTGTTGAATTGAAGCAAAGATGTTTAGTTATTATTAGAAAAGATAATTTGAGTTATTTTTTTCAATCATCTGTAAGTTAGTAAAAATTTGAATACTCACCTATGGTGGGTGGCTAATTTTATTGTAAAAACTTTCTTGCCCCAAAGCAGGAAAATGGCGAAAGAACCGATAGATCAGTATATAATAGACGTAATTCGACAAAAAAGGAATGAGCATAAAATGACTCAAGATGATCTTGCGGATGAGTTGCAAGTTTCAAAAGGCTTTATAGGAATGGTCGAAAGCGTTAAGTATCACCATGTTTATAGTGCTGCCCAATTAAATAGATTGGCTAAAATATTCAATTGCTCCCCTAAGGACTTTTGGCCAGATAAACCTATTTAAAAGTATTTCCATTCTTAACCCACCCAATGGAAGAGCGGGTTAAGAATAGTTAATGTATTGTTGAAATGATAGTCAGGCAAAGCTATTATCAACTTTTCGAATTCTTTGATCTTTGCGGTTTTTGTTTCCTACATCATAGACGTTCTTGACCATTGTGGTAGTAGTGTGGCCGTTGTGTTCTGCAATAACTTTTTCTGCCTCTTCAATGGATTGGCTGTCTACAGAAAGAATATCCATTATCTCGGTAGTATGCATATGCTTAATATCATAGAATTTCTTTTTAATTCCTAAACCTTTCTTTTCATCCATAACATATTTAGCCCATCGTCGGCCTATCTGATCCGGCCTGATAGATTTGTAACCAGGCAAAAGAAATTTTCCAAAAAGGTAGATATCCAGGTCGGAAGGAGTTTTGGATCTTAGCGCCTTGCAGTCCAGTAGTACTTCTGTCCAAAAAGGCAGCGCAATATCTTTTATTACTTTCCATACCCATTGGTGTTTTTTCTTTCTTTTCTTTATAAGTACTTTATATCTCTGATTAGGTAGATCAACATCAGATTCCCGCACCTTCATTAATTCCGTTTCCCGCGCGCCAGAGTGGAAAAATATCTGCATGAATCTCCAAAAGTTATATTGATTTTCATACAAATGGTCATTCACCAACTTCCGTTCTTCAAGTGTTAGTACATCACGGATACTTCCTGTTTCTATTAATTCGTCAATATCTGTAACAGGATTAAATTCTATCGCCTCAAGAGCAACTAAGGGTTTGCATATTTTTCTTAGATATCCTTTATAGTGATTGTGACGTGAATTACTCCACTTTGGATTGATTTCAGCACACTTCTCTAATATGAGTTTTATGTGTTTTTTTCTGATTTCATTTATTGGTAATTTGTCAAAATTTAATTGAGCTGCGGCAGCCTCTGTTCCGCGAATAACGGATCCAATGTCGTTTATCGTTTGGGGTACTGCCTCTGTTCTGTATAAGCCTAGCCACAACGCACTAATGAATGGCGTGGCCGGTATAGGAACATGATTAACCAATAATTTCAGGTATTCCTGTGTAGATAGTGTTCTATCGTCTATTGGAATGTTTGTTTGGTCACTAGCTACCGGTGTGCTCAAACCTTCTGATTCGGATAAAGGCTCAGATATTTCCAAGGGGCTATCAAATATCTCCAAAATAGGATTATACCCTTGTTTCTCTAATAAATCTATCTCAAATTCAATTATTGATTTAACGATCTGCTGTCTACCCTCTATGGATTTATTGCGGTTAATACCACTTTTAATGACTTTTCGGTAGCCATTTGGATATTTCTTTGAGAAGTTAGGGTCATAAAACCTATACTCAATGTACCAGGTCTTTTTGATGGATGCACGCGTTGTATTCCAGTTTGCGGGGAAAACATTGATTTTGCCATAACGGCATCCGTTTGGGAGAATCTTCAT